ATCTGCTAAAGAAGAGTAATAATCAACAGATTCTTTTAATTGTTCTATCTCTTTTCGTTGTTCGTCTATAATACGAGCATAATCTTTTAGTAGTTGATCTCTAGTCATATTTCTCTCTTCTGTCAAAGTATCAATTTCCTTTCTTTGCCCATCAATAAGTCGTGCAAAGTCTTTCACTAAATCATTTATATTAATGTATTGCTCTTCGCCCATGTGTGGAGCAAAAGTTTCTTCTTGATCTACTCGATCACGTTTACCCAATCTTTCGTCTAGTTTATCTCGTTCCATGTTTCTTCTTTCTTTCAAAGCTTCAATGCCTTCTGTTAGTTCTTCCATAAGATTCGGTTTAATTTCTTTATTCTCTTCTTCAAGAACTAATACAGAGCGTTCACCTACTTTGAACCTATGTTCAATACCATTGTCATCCCAATGTATTATGCCAGTATAAGTACCAATCTCTGTATAATTACCAACATTATATGTTAATAAATATTTTTCACCTTTTTTGAGAAACATAACAGTATTTTTCTACATGCGTTATCACAGACTCGTTGACTAGTATAACGTCGGCTGCGACGATAGAGTTGTCCTGCTTCAAGATCTGCTCAACCTTTTTCTCAGCTTCGTCTTGTTCGTTAAATTTAACTACTCTATGATGGTCGTCAGTATAGTTCCATTTATCGTGACTATCATAGAAACTAATAATGTAATAATAATTCATATTATTCTTCTGTGTAATGAGTCTCTGGAAGACCTTCGATATGACTAGGTAGATCAAGCATCCATGTCAAACGAAACTCTACACTAAAGCGATCTGAAATGTAATCAAGATTGCCTTTAACATGTTTAATGGATTTGTATCCGTAAGACTCTGCTCCAGACCTAGTATCTGGTTTATGTTCCCAACCGTATGCTTTATTGATCCTTTGCATCTGTAGATCAATATAATCTCGATACTTCTTAATCACACCAGAATGAAGTTCAATACGTTTAATTGTTTCTTCAAGAGATCGCTCACTAACGCAATCTACAAAGATATGATTAGCTATGATACGATCCCATAGCTTAGATTTTCTCGCAAGCCGCTGCTTAGTTTTGTTCTTCATGATTTAATATCTCAATTGTATCAATTTTTCAAAAGTTGTGTTTGTAATTATTACGATAAAAAATATAAGAACAACTGATACCCCTACCATAATTTGTAAAAAGAATCTATTAAAATCATCTTCTTTTCGAACATGTTCTAGAGATAATTGATACGCAAACCATCCACCAAACATTCCAATCAATGCAGCAAGTGGGAATGTTATAAATGTGATTTGTTGTACTAGTGTCATATTAGTCAATGTAAGCGTATTTCTCTACAACCTCGTTGCTATGGAGGCAAATCATCTTATATGGATAAGAATCCTCTACATAACGACCCCAAGTATCTCTAATAACTCCATAAGGAGTCTCTACTACAATCTTTCTGTTCCGATTCTCCTCTAAGAATAGACTATGGTCTTCGCTAATGAATCTCCAGTTAATATCGCTCATTTTATTTTTCTGTGATATATTTGAACACGCTATAACCTAATTTGTCTGATGCGTAGTAGGCTACCCCAGCTTTGATAGCCTTTCTCTGCTCTATTGCGTGTTGGGTCCATGCACCTAAAAATACAAGCATAACAGTTATTATAACCACTATAATTAATTCTTTCATTTTAATCAAACCTCTCTGTAATTTCTTTTGATTGTACGTATTTTGTTAAGATTACGAAATTATCCAAATCATATTCTTTAGCAAATTCAAGAGCTTCTGCTTCTGATTTGAATGTTCTCCAAAAGGCTACTGGTTCTCCAGTTTGATACTTAGGAGTTTTTAGTTTGCCCTTCTCAGTTACTGTGCGAATGAAGTATTCTTTGTTCATATTATTCATTTTCTAAAACTAGATGTAATGCTTTAAAAATTTCAGCAAAACCACCCTCAACATTATCTCGCGCATCATTAATTTGTTTACAAGCATTATCATCAAGGTATGTATTACCACAGAGATTACAAGTTAAAATTTCAATATTAGTTGCAATCATTTTATTACCGCGCTTGGTTGTTGTTTCATAATCTCGAACAACATTTTTGTATACACCTTCGTCACACTCAAAACATTTCATATTAATGTAGATTTGCGTTCTCTGCTGCTTCTCTTGTAAAGGTGTTCTCTGTTGAATTTCATACATCAAGTACTTTTGTTAATATGGTTAATTCCATCAAACGATATGTAGTGTTAAAATAATATTGACGTTTTTCTTTTAATGTTGCAATAGCCTCATCTTTTGAAAAAAATCCAGAAATATGTTCTCGCCACTCTCCACTGTTTTCATTATAAAATTCAATTCTATATTCAGTATCAAATAATTTCATTGTGCTACAATATTATTCGGTTTCCTCTGGAACGTCAACAAAATTATCAATCCCGCAAACTTCTTCTCCAGTGTCAATGTCTAGATTAACAATCTCTACTTGAATTCCTAATGCTGTTAACACTGCCAACCATCCGTTGTCATCACAAGGACTACGATGAACAAACTCTCCGTTCACGTAGTATTCATTACCAAATTCACTACAACACCCATCTCCACATTCGTAGGAGTATGGTTTAATGGATATCTTGTGTTTCATATTAAATTCCAAGTCTTATTCTTATACCCAATGTCGTACTGACCCCAGAAACCAGATTCCTTAACATCTTTGTTAGTCTCTGTGTTCTTATATTCAAATAGATCTTCCTCTATCTTGCTGAACGGAGCATGTTTTCCAATAGTGATTACAGCCAAGTCATCTTCCTTATCAGTAGACTCCCACACCTGTACACCCCATGCATGTTTCATAGATGTTAGTGCAACCTTCTCTGCAAAGTGAGGAGCTGCTTTCTTGCTAATAAAGATAAAGTAATCATCTTTAAAAGCAACGGAAGGGGTATCATAATCTTGAGATGTTATGAAAGCATATGATGGAATATCTTCAAACATATTATACATGAAGCTAAATTTTATTAAAAAAATGTTTAAAAGAACCTAAAACAACTTTATTTTTGTAAAAAATTGAATCGTTTAATTCTTGAATTGGTTCTATTATTTCACATTCTTCTGATACATCCCACAGTTTTGATTTAAATTTAAACGGTATTATTATTTTTTTAGCAGATTCTGCAGAGATACTACCACCGGTACTTTGTAACTTTGGTAAATTAAAATAAACTGTTGATCTAGAATAAATGCCGCCGCGAACGTTTTGTAATTTTGGTAAATCCAGACTAAGGTTTATGAACCCACAGTTGATATTACCGTTACATGTTTGCAACTGTGGCAAATATAAATTAGCAACACTTAAAACAAACAGTCCTTTGCATGTTCGTAACTGAGGCAATTCTATAATAGAAGCAAATGTAGAGTGAAAGGTTCCAACAATTTGTAACTGCGGAAAACTTAATTTTTTAGCATCAACCGAACTAATGTTCTTACAAATTTGTAATTGGGGTGCACTTAGACTTGAAATTTGATCTGCGGTAATATTGCGACATTTTTGTAGTTGTGGTAAACTCAATTCTCCAATTGACTTGATTTTAATATTTCCGTTAATTTCTTTTAAATTATTTAAATTAGGAAAGAAATATTTACTAGTTGAAACAATGTCCCCATTACAAACCCCATCAATTATCTTGCTTAGTATTTCTTTCTCTTCCTTTTCAAACAACTCTTTATCTCGCTTTAAATATTTCTGATACAATATAGGATCATTGTTACATATTTCAATATCAAATTTATCTTGCGGTTTTCTTAGTGTTAATTGTTGTTTTCTAACAATGAAAAATCTTTGTTTTTCTTTATCTGCCAATAATTCATAAATGTCTTCAGACATTTTAGGACCAACACTAATCCATTCATTTCTTAGATCATCATTCAAACTTTGAAACAAATCTAAAGGTATTAACATACCAAACTTCAATACATCAGCCCTTTCTTTGTACGAAAATTGTTTAAATTTTTTCAAAGATGGAGATTTTGCAAATTTTTTTAATTTGTCTTGATATATTCTTTCCGGGTCTGTTAGAGGTTTATTAACAAATAATGTTTCATATTTCGCCAACACCGGAAATTTTTTAATTATTTCATTCCATCCACCGTGTATCGTTTGAGTTCCATTATCTGCAAAAGTCCATTCCCAACCATCTGCAGTTTTATCTAGAACCATAATATGATGTTTATCTGATTGAGGCACTTTCTTGAAGAAAATAAAATAAAACGTGGAAGCCTTAGTAAGTCTATAAGTGCCATACATATTTCCTCCTCCGGACCTAGAGATACAAAATTTATAAGCTCCTCCGTAACGAACACATTTATGTTCGTCATCTCCTTTAAGAATTAAAACATTTTCATCGTCTGCCAAAACATTTTCTTTATCTTCTCCACTAATATCTAGGGGTTTTAAATTTTTGTTTCTGGATTGATATTGTGTTTTATCTCTTTTTTCATGCACCTCTTCGGTCCAATTTAAATAAGAGTTAAAATTTGTTAAAGGTTTATTTTGAAAGAATTTTTGATATGCTTTATAATCTTCTACTAAAGATCCTTGATCTGCATGTTGATCTTTAATCCAAGAATAAAGAATCGGAATATGTTCCGGCTTAAAAATTAACTTACCAGCTTCTTTTTGGAGAAAGAATTGGATGATATCTTGAGGAGCTTGAAGCTTGGTTAGTCCGGAAGAAATCATATCTTCCGCCGCACCTTCTAGGTAAAGTTGATACATTTTTAAATCGTCTGATAACATGTATATATTTACATCATTTTATTCTAGAACAGTTCCGGGTTTTATATCCTATTATCTAGATCTCTGAATTCTTCTAAGGGTGGCATATTATACGTTGTAGTCTTTAAGTTCTTTCTTCTTTGTATCACTAGCAAATTCTGACAATAATTTTATCAATTCATTGAGTACTGTTTCAACAACTTCTTGATATTCTGTGCAGTCTGGATTATTCAAAAATTGTTCTTTTAAAACAATTTTAAGCTGTTTCTCTACATCTTCTATACCATGAGCATATCCATATTGATAGGCTTCTTTTAGCATATCTTTGTGTTGTTCTTCCATATTATTCTGGTCTATCTCCAGTGTATTCTGCATTTAATTTAATCTCATTTCTTGCTAAGGTATCCAGCAAGCCTAATGCTAGGTCTTTGATAACTTTTTCACCAAAACCTCCTGCTCGTTCAATTGCTTGTTCTAAAGCGATATAATTTTGATGATATATTAGATCTTTTTTTGATTCAAAGACGTAACTCATATTATTTGTTTTTAAGATCTTCCATTGTTCTGATTGGAATTCTTCCTTCAATAGCATGTTGCTCTTGAGTTGTCAGATCTTTATCATAGGTGAAGAAAGATAAAGCAAACTTCTTATCTGGAAATTCTTCTAGTCTAACACCACACCAACTAGAAGCAAGCTCTACTTTGGAAACTGTGTATTCTTTGCCAACCTCCAAAAGCTCTTCTGCATCTTTAATAATGTTCTTAAACCAGAACATATGAGTTCCTTTGTATGTTACTTTACTACCGACTTTGGGCCATTGTTTGTTGTTCATAAAATTATAGAAATAAAACTGCTAAAAATATCCACCATCCCGAGTAACCAAAATATAATATAAATGCAGCAAAAGCAAGAAAAGAACCGTATCTCATTACATTTTATATACAAAGTTGCCTCTAAAGAAATGCTTTCCGGCTTGTTCGTAGATCATATACAATACCATATCTTTGGTTTTGCTTTGAACTTCAAGAAAGAGCTGCATTTCTGGCAAATTGTCAAATGATTGAACAATTGCTTCTATCAAATTGTTTCGGAATAATCCAACCGGGCCTATCATATATCCTTTAGCCATATTAATGATTTTTTCATCCAAAATAATATGGGTCTCTACTGGTTCTACGCACCAATATTTGTCTTCATTATTATCAAAAAATTCTTTTGCCTCATTATAAATTTTTGAGTAATAAGTCTTGGCTCGTTCTACGGATTGTAACCATTCTTCTTTGGTGGAGTCTGGTTCCTGAATAGGTTTATATTTGTTGCCCTCTTTTATTTGTTCTTCTAATTTATTAAATTCTACTTTTATAAACTCAGAAAATTCTGAAAGGTCTCCTTCTAGTTCTTCTGGTGCATACTGTTTTCTAGGAACTCCTGACAATTTTTTATAATAACCAGTAGTTTGTAGAGCTTGCCTAGCACACATTTGTAAATAATGACAAGTGTCTACAAATTTTTTCTCGTCTTCTAAGCTAGGGGGTGTGTACGGAGAATCATATATTTTATTCAAAAGACTATACAATATTTGAGAGTTTGATTCTATGTCTCCAATAGTTTTTAGTAATTCTTGTTTTTTATTTTGAGCTGATATATTCATAAGGTGTATTAAGCTGTGTTGAAGAAGTAATTCAGAATTATAATTTCCAGTTTTGTAAATGTCAAAGATTTCTTTTATTGTATGATGATTTTTAATATGGTCAAATTTTAAATTACAAATATTCATAATTTATTCTGTTTCTTGATTTAGATCTTCATAACTTTGAATAGAAGCTACAGATTCTCCTTCCAGATCTAGTAACACCAATTCTACTTGAATTCCAAAATGTTTCAATATGTCTACAATAGCAGAGTCATTGTCCAGTCCTCTATAGACTTCTTGGTCTCCCACTTTCCATACAGTACCCCATTCAACACAACAACCATCTCCACATTCATAACAATAATCTTGTTTAGTGATTTTGTGTTTCATAATTAAATTGAGGAACTTTTTCTAAGTGTTCCATAAGATCTTCCCATTTTTCTTTAATTAGATCTCTTTGTTTTGTTAGGAAAATTATTTGTTTTTCCAATTCTGCTATATGTTCATTCTTAGCAGCCAGTTCAGCTTCTAGGGCAGAACCAACCTGGGATAGGTATAATGTAGCCATGCTTAGGGTAGATCGTCTCCGTGGATGTCTACTGCTTCTTCTGGGTTTACTAGATCTTTAATCTCTGCCTGAAGACGTTTAATTTCATCATTGAAAGCTCCTACCACATGCTTCTTGCGTTTCTTGGTTTCTTCTAGTTCTGTACAGAGTTGAAATACTTTTGCTTGGTTATTAGTTGTTGTCATATTTTTTTATTGTAAATTTGTTTTTCTAAAAATCAATTCGTTTTCAAAAACATTTTTAATATGTTCTTCTATATGAAATTGGGTTTCTAGTATAGCTTCGATATGAGCTGTTTCTAAAGAAGACAATATCATTCTTTCCAGAGGTTGTTTACCATCCTTACCTCTTGTACCCCATCTAAATGTCTCTCGTATTCTCATATGGGAATCCTCTGTATAAACACAATCATCTATAGCCGGAGTAGCATTTACACTCCTGCGAATATAATCTGAGCCACCATCTACCATATAAACTTCTCCATTAGCATCTTTATAGCATACATAATCATGTCGATGCTTGGATTCTATTCTAGTACCGTCTGGAGTAATAATAGCATTGACCAAAAGACGTCTTTGATTTGAATTTTCCATAAAATTATAATATCTCTATTGTAGGGAAAGAGCAACTTGATTTTGTCTTTAAATATAACCAAATTGTTGTTGATATTTTTGAAAATTGTTATCTATCCAGAGACAAACATCTTTGCCTAAAATTTCTTCATAGTCTATTTTAACTGGAGAAATTTTACGTCTGATGGTGTGTAGATCAGGAGTCAATCCATAAACCGCATCATCTTCTTTAATAGATTGTTCCACATTATCAAAATCATGGCTAAAAGGAGGTAGACCTAAATAATTGTAAATTCTATTTAATTCTGTAAAAGGGTTGGTGGTTAGATCTTCTGCTCTAATATATAGAACACTTTGATCTATACTTTCTAAAAAACATTGTTCCATTCTTTCTAGGGCCATACCAACTGGTACTGATTTAGACCATTCTACTACTCTCTTGGCTGTAGAGGTTCCAGTCATTTTACTATGGTTTTGAATAGATTGATGACTTTCTTGTCTCTTGCGATAAATCTTTTCCATAGAAGCCATGATACTTTTAAGATCTCTTACCATACATATCATTTTAGGTTTGTATGGCATAAAGGCTTCAAACCAACGATAGTGGATGGTTCCTCCACGGGTCTTAATACATAAATGGGGTCTATTACTATAAGATTCTGAATATCCTTTTAAACCGCCCCAACAAAAACCTCTCCAAGCCCTAACAGCTAACTCTGTGTCAATGGCTTTAACTTCTGGAGTGTTGGTATAATTCATACGGGCTCCATACAAATATTCTAAAACCGGATCTGTAGGAGTTGCTGCTATGCTTGAGTTTTGGTTAAGAATACATTGCAATAATGTAGACATACTCCGAGGCATAGAAGAATTAAAAAAGATCATATTATAATAATAACTCTTTGTTTAAAAAAATCTCTATCAAAACAATCATGTGGATAATCTTTTAGAATAAGTAAATAATATGGCTTCAAATTTAATACCGAAAGTAGAAGATGGTGTTAACCCTAATGTAGGGTATTGTAATTCTTGGTTAAGAGTGGTTAACAATGCTGGTAGACCCTTGTTTGCTCAGTCTACCTATTCTGTTAATGCAGAAGATACAAATGACTTACTAACCGAGTTAATCAACGTAATTCGCCAGAAAGAAGACGATAATGGTTTTGATTTTGTAGATGACAATGCAGTTCATGAAGGAAATTATCAAACCTTAAAAGTACTTTCTGCTTGTAAAATTTCTTCTGCTACTATTGATAATACCACGGTTGGTAATTTGACTGCTTATGAATTACCGGTCGGTTTTGAAATTAACGGTCAAATTTATAGTTTTTCTTTACAATATGGTGCAGTTTTGGCTTATAAAACCATCGAACCAGATCGTTATGAAAATAGTATGGTAGGAACAAATGGCAAATCTATCATAACTATTACTAAAGGTGAAGGAATAGTAACTAACCAAGGATAAATATAACATATATGGCACTCAAGACCCAAACTTTTAATGATTTTTGTGAAAATACTAATCCCCAAACCTGTGATTATTTGATAGGGATTTGTAATGATGGTTCAAATGAATTCAGAGTTCTTATCTCTGATGTAGGAGCTTACTCTTTAGACAATCAAAATTCTATAGCACCTATATGTGGTAATAATGATATTAACGGATCTAGCTGTTCTGTAATTGGTGGTGGGTGTGGTAATACTATTAATTCTGAAGAAGGTTCTACCATCTCTGGTGGTAGAAACAACACTTTACAATGTGGATGGGCTCCTGTAATTGGTGGTGGTCAGGGCAATTATGTGTGCGGCGGAAGTTCTACAATTGCCGGAGGAAAGTACAATTGTATAGGCTCTGGAGATTGTACTCATGGGGGTTCTATAGGAGGTGGTTCTTGTAATGAAATTTATTGCGGAGATGAAGCTACTATAGGTGGTGGACGTAATAATACTATTGATTATGCGGACTGTGCTACTATTGGTGGCGGTTATAGCAATTATATAGAAGGCGATTCTGGTACAATTTCAGGTGGATATAATAACAGTGTTAGTGGATATGCTTCTACAATTAGCGGCGGATATGATAATTGTTCTTGGAACGGAGCTTACAACACAGTTAGCGGTGGCTATAGCAATGAAATAACTTGGAACACAGATGGTGGAGTCATTGGTGGGGGGTCCAATAATAGCATTCATGCTTGTGGAGATTCTGGTACTATTGGTGGTGGTTATAGTAATGATATTTGTCGACATGCCATCGGTTCAACCATAGCCGGTGGATATAACAATGTAATTAATGCTTGTGCTTGCAATTCTTCCATCGGTGGCGGTTTAAATAATACAGTCGGAGCCAATTCTCACAGTTCTGTAATTGCTGGTGGATGTAGTAACGCTGTCAATGGTAACTGTTCTAGTATCTTGGGTGGTGGAGAAAATACTGTAAATGGACACTATAATGTTCATATTATTGGATCTTGTATTACATCATGTAAAAATGATACTACATTTGTTAATAATTTGGTATCTTTCGGGAATGTAATAGCTAGTTCTGGATTTCCAGCCGGTGGACCTGGTAATGTTGGTTATGGATTTGATACTGGAGATGGAGATACTGGTTTATTCAGTTTTAATCCAAATCTTTCTGGAAGCAATGATGGATGGGTATCTCTTGTTTCAAATGACCAAGAAGTTCTTCAAGCTGGAAATGCTGGTGTGAATTACATTCGTATGAAATCACCAAACGGAACTGCTTATAACATAACTGTTACAAATTCTGGTTCTTTAACAGCCGTTAGAGCCTAAATATCTATAAGGAATCGCCTCTTATGGGTGTAAGAGGATTACAACGAATCCGTAAATCCCCAACAAAATAAAAAAAAATACATATGGAAATAGTAACTCAAGTCAAACAAACCGTAACTCTTGATACAATAGAAGTAATTGCAGTAAGAGATCTTTTTGAAGAAAAGACAGTCATTGCTCGTATCAAAGGTCTTCCTCGTCCAGTAGTTCTCTGGAAGGGTGATGCTGAATATACAGCAGCTGGTGTTTGGACTAATGAAACAGTTGTTGCCCGTGCGACAACAGTTCTTAGTGCATCTGCTATTAACTGGGCTTAAGCGTAGTTAATTAAAAATTTAATGGGATAGGGTTTAATTCCCTATCCCATTTTTTATGCTTTGATGTAATTTGTTAATTAATTTACGTAAGCAGCTTCATTTGAGAATATCAAAGCTTGAATCAGTGTTTCCCAAGGAGAGAATGCTACGCGTTCTACCAATTCTCCTTGGTTAACAATAGCTCTTTTAGGATCTTTGTTATTCATTTGTTGCTTAAATTTAGCTTCTGCTAATTTTTTACCTTGAGCTGTAATAGTTTCAGCTCCGGTTTTAACACTAGCTTGTTCTTTATTTTCTTTGATTAAGAAATCCAAAGCCATCTTTCTTTCTTTAGGAGTTGGATAACGCTGTAAAACAATTTTGAACACTGCTGTAATACCTTTATCTGTATTTTTTTCTTTGACCACAGCGTCTACTAATTCCGGGCGTTGAGATATCTTTTGAACTACTTCTGCTACTAACGGACTATTCATTAGGAATAGAGCTTGTTGAGGCACTACTGTAGAGGCTCTGCGGGTATTGGGTTGATCTGGATTAGACATATCAAACTGCATCAATACATCTGGCATATCTAACCTGTCTATGTAAGCATAAGCAGTTCTTCTAAAAATGATTGGCTCTTCTGAAACATTGAAAGAAGGTCCTCCATACGGCTCTCTTTGCAATACTCTGCCCATGCTCAATAAAGAATCTCTATAAGCTTCAAAATCCAATCTTCTTACATTAGCTCTCCACAAAAGATTGTTGCCTGGATCTATTTTGCTATATTCTTTTAATGTATCTACACTAAAGGTATTGCTAGATTGTTGATATACTTTGGAAAGCATGATTGCTTTGTGCAAAGCCTTGACACTCCATGCTGGTTTCTGTGGACCGTAGTCTGTCATAAACCAAGTTGCTAAGAAATCTAATAATTCTGGATGGGTTGGATTGCCAGCCGAATTACCTAAATCATCCGGTGTTTTAACCAAACCTTCACCAAAATGATACATCCAAACCCTATTAACCAAAACTCGAGCTGTCAAAGGATTATCTTTGTTTGCAATGGCTTCTGCTAATTCTAGTCGACCACTTTCTTTTGAACTAAAAGGAGTTTTTTCTGGATTCAATATTTCTAAAAATCTTCTAGGTACCACAGTGACTTGTCCAGGTATAGGTGGATTGCCTCTTGGAAACAAAGGAGAGTCTGTGGGTTTGGCTGCATCTTCAACAGCCATGGCTCTAACTAGACCATTATTGGAGGTGAGTTTAAATTCATTAATTTGTTGAATAAAATTGGAAGCTCTTAATTTGTCTTGCATTTCAATAGACCATTTCTTGGCTTCTACTCTCATAGTTTCAAAATTAATGTTCTTAGCCAAATTCAAAGATGTTGGAAAAACAGCCATGTTGTAAGGATCCTTATCATCCGGATCAAAAGCGTTGTTGGTTATTTGAACAAACAAATTTGCTCGTTGAGATTCAAATTCTTGGAACAACTTGCCCACTAATTCTGCGACAGCATGTATATCATCTGGCAAAGGTTGTGGTTGTTGTTTAAGAAAATTGATTACGATTGGGGAATATGTTTTTGTGTCTTGCAACATCTTAGACAAGACGTCTTCTCTATTTTCTTTGGTGTGAACTAATTTGAAGAACGGTCCTAGAATTTTGCCGTTGGGATTAAATTGACGACCCACTGCACTCTCAATGTGCCTTGCTATTCTAGCATCCCATTTATTTTTAGTTTGAATCTCTGCAGCTAGCTTTTTACGATCTGCATTTGAATCTTTGCCCATTAAAATAATATACTCAGCTATAGAAGAAGCGTTTTTGCCAAAGAAGTCTGCTTCTTCTCTTTGAATCTTGTAAAATGCTTCAACTGCTTTTTGTTCTAGTTCATTTAGTTTGGTTTGAAATTCTTGGAAACCTTCTTTTTTGCTAATTATTGGTCCTTCGGTTGGTTCTGTACAGCTAAGAAATACTCCCTTCAAAGCATAGTAGTCTGTAATGGTCAACGGATCAAATTTGTGATCATGGCAACGAATACAGGCTAGAGTCAAACCCAACATGCCTCTGCCTACAGCATCAATACGATCGTTTATTGTATCACTGACATTGTTGAATCGTTGACCAATGGTCATGAATCCCAGAGCTGCTAAATTAGAAACGTTGTTATCTGGAATTCTATCTGCAGCCAATTGATTTTTTAAAAATGTATCATAAGGCATGTCTGTGTTGATAGCATCAAAAACCCAATTTCTATAGGTCCAAGCATATGGCAAACGGTAATCATCTAACCTTTGAAAAGTTGTGATGCCAGTGGTATCTGAATATCTTGCAGTATCCAACCAATGTCTTCCCCATCTTTCTCCATATCCTTTGTCTGCTAAAAGTCTATCAATTACTTTTTCATAAGCTTTTGGAGATTCATCTTGAATAAATTGTTCAATTTCCTTTGGAGTCGGAGGCAAACCAATAAGATCAAAATAAGCTCTTCTTAGTAAAATTTCTTTACTTGCAAGAGGAGCAGGTATGATGCCTTTTTCTTCTAATTTAGAAAGAATAAAATAATCAAGCTTATTATAGCACCAAGATTCATTTTTAACTGTTGGCACCTTGGGAACCTGAGGTACTTTGAATGCCCAATGATCTCTTTTGTCTTTGAGTTCTCCAGAAGCTCTCGTATCATAAGCTCCTTGTTCAATCCATTTAGTCAGCAAAGCTATTTGTTCATCAGAAAGCTTTTTCTTTTCAGGCATCCTAAGATCTCCATCCCAGTTGATAGCTTTGATAAATGTGCTTTCTTTAATATTATGAAAGTCGATTACCTTGCCATTTTCTCCTCCTTTGAGGAGGCTTTCATGAGAATCTAAGCTAAGGCCTGCTTTAGTTTTGCCTTTGGTAACAGAATGACAATCCATACATTGCTCTGTAAGCAGAGGCAATATCTCTTTGTCAAAAGTCTGTTGCTGTTCAGGAGTAGGATCTACTCTTCCAAAACTAGTTACGATGAGCAGTGAGCTCATCACCACACTCAACCCAACGTATGTTTTTCTCATATTAAACAATTATATCTTTAATTACTTCACCAAAATTATCTGTCAATCTAAAATTACGACCATTGTAATTGTATGTCAATTTCTTATGATCAAATCCCATCAAGTGCAAAATAGTTGCATGCAAATCATGAATGGTAACAATATCTTCAACTGCTTTAGCCCCTGTCTCATCTGTCTTACCGTATCTCATTCCACCTTTGACATTCCCTCCAGCCATCCAGATTGAGAATGCTTTGCCATTGTGATCTCTACCAGGAGTACCTGCTCCGCCGCCAGCAGTTGCTGTGCGACCAAATTCTCCGCCCCATATTACCAAAGTAGAATCAAGTAGTCCGCGTTGTTTTAAGTCTGTAAGCAATCCAGCAATAGCTGTATCGTATTTTGCCGCGGTATTAGTCATATTGAGCTTAATGTTTTCATGATGGTCAAACCCTCCAACATTGACCTGAACAAACCGCACTCCTCTTTCTACTAATCTACGAGCCACCATTAACTTGGCTCCGTCTTCTGTACGTCCATAAAGGTCTTTAATATTTTCTGGTTCTTTAGATACATCAAAAGCATCCGTAGCTTCTGTTTGCATTTTGAATGCAGTTTCAAATGCTTCAATACGAGATTCTAGTTGAATGTCTTTTTGAAGCTTTTCCATGTGCATGAAATTCATGCTACGAGAAAATTCAATTTGTCTGCGCTGTCTTTCTTGTGTAGAGAATTGACTGGTAAGGTTTGCTAATATCTCATCTGAACGCATTCCTTGACGATATTGAACATTGCAGCCTTGGAACATTCCGGGTAAGAAAGCACATTGTCTCCAATTTGGATTGCCATTCAAAGAAATGAATCCGGGCATGTTTTGATTTGCTGTACCAAGACCATATACCATCCAGCTACCAACACTAGGCTTGGGTAATTGAGAATCTCCGGTGTTCATCATCTTAGCAGCGAGATCGTGATCTGGAATAGGGGTTTGCATAGAGTTAATAATAGCTAACTCATCTGCATGGGATCCTACTTTACTCCATACTTCTGAAATGTTCAATCCAGATTTGCCAAACTGAGGGAATTCAAACGGAGAAGCAAATAAGAATCCGCCGCTCTCGGCTTTCATTCCATCTTTGGCTTTTAATTCTGGTTTATAGTCAAAAGTATCAATATGGGAAGGTGCTCCACTAGCAAACAATTGAATGATTGCCTTAGCTTTTACAGGGAAGTGAGGATTCCTAGCAGCCAGAGGGGATGCAGCTTCTGCTGTATTTGCATTAATACCATAAAGAGCAGCTAGTGATAGACCACCCAGACCTGCTCCAAAGTCTGTGAGGAATTCTCTACGGTTGAGAGAGGAATTGGGATGATTGCCGCAGTCGCTCATATAACTATTTATACCTTTATAGTTCAAACGCCTTCAGAACCGAATCTGAAGGCGTTTGAGATTTGTTTTTATCTAACTTTTAATACGAGGCTGTACAAGTAACCTTCAATAGATTACGATTACAAACCTTTGTAGAGAAAGACTTGGTCATAGATCGCTTGAAGCTATGTACGTCACGTTGTTCCGAGGGGCTGACATACATAAATTCTCCTGGCTGTAGAGCTCGCATAAGGAAAGCTACGGTGGGGTTAGAATTAGGACGTCCTGCTTTGTTGGAGTAGATGGCGTATTTTACGTTTTTGATGTTCATATATTGTTTGTTGTTTTACTGAATGATTTAAATATATTAGAAAATTGCTGGGAATTCAAGATTTTTTACAAAGATTCTTTTAAGGCTTGGACCAAAGAAAACATTTTTAGTTTAAATTGTCTCCAGCACCGATCGATGGTTTGATTGGCTTTAAGCTTGTCGGACATACTTGTAGGAGGTTTGCTAATACTTTTTAAGAAAAAAGTATTGTTTTTAAAAATATCATAAGCATAACGGGGTTGAGACATATCATGAACCCAGTTTATGTCTACAAATTTTTCCCTAGGCATCGTTAATACTTCATCTAACAAATTAAGAATTTCTTGTTTGTCTCTTTTCTTTTTAAAATAAGAAACTATATTATGCCCCAATTCTCCTAATTGAGCTTCTAATTCTTTGGGTTCTGTATAATAATAAAACCAATCTTCTTCAGTTTCTCCAGATAATTTAGAGGCAGCTTCATCATATTCCGGAGATTGTTTTTTATATTCTTGATTAGCATGTAAAATTTCATGTACCAAAGAAGATAATGCTAAATCTGGATTATCTATTATAAGATTTAAACCAATTATAATGTAGGAAGATCTCTTATACATTTGATGCCAGGAAGCTCTGTCTGGAATGTCTTGAATCCAAACATCAATTCTTTTGCGTCCTAAATAAAATTGTCCTAAAAGAAATTTCTTTTCTTTGTGTAGTCGGTCTTTAAGATCTTTTAAAGCCTCAGCTCGAGTAGCATTGGTCAATCTACCTCTTCCTTGAAGGTTTTGATCTCGAAAAGAAGTAATCCACTGTTTAATTTGTTTAGTAAACTTCTGTTTCGTAATATCATCTTCTACAGTAGAAAATTTAGACTCTGTAAGCATAAGAAATATACTTAGGTCTTGTAAGGAAATTGAACTGGTGTCACTGTTACTTTAACTAAACCCCGATCCACAAACCCTAATTGTTTAGCTGCGAATTTATTGACATCTATAATTCGCTTTTTAATATAAGGTCCTCGATCTTCTATAACCGCCACAATAGACTTATTGGTGTCTTTGACTGTAATTATTACTTTGGTTCCAATGGGTAAAGTTCGATGAGCAGCTGCTGGAATTTTACGGTTTAATCTTTTGCCGGTAGAAGAAATTTTATTTTCAAATCCGTACCAAGAGGCTAAACCAGTTTGAGAGTTGGCCTGGGCTGATTGTAATGAGAAAAGAGATACTAAGAATGTTAGAAAAATTTTCATTTTAGGTTATTTAGGAGGAAATCTGAGAGGTAGTTTGCCGTCATACATAAGAGGAGACAAGCAACCAGATGGTGTGTCAAATCTTTTAGGGTCCGATTGTAGATATTGTACATCTTCATTATAGCTAGAATTATATTGAGTCCAAGCTGGTGGAGCAGGAGGAGGTGGTTGAGGAGATGTATTTTTAACTGAATTGGTATTGTTATTTACATTGTGAATATTAATTGGAGGCAGAGAGGTTATACCTTCTCGGTTTAATACGGAGATCTTTCCAGATCCAATAATACAACCTCCATTTAGGAAAGATCCGAGAAGGAGTAAAGAGACTGCTAGGTTTTTATTAATTTTCATTATGAATAATGTTAGAGTGGATTGTAGGGAATTACAACTTTATTAACTTCCTTGCGGAGAACTTAGATTCCATTCTTCGCTAGACATGAAAGCTTCGCGAGCTAGGAACTCTTCTTCTTCGGCGAGGACATCATCAAACGTTACAGGTTGCTTCATGTTTAAAGAATAACAGTTTGATAAGAGGAACACACGACTTTAAGGCAAAAAAAGACCCAGACGTTAATCTGGGTCTTTTTAAGATTCTGGGAAGAAATTATTAGTCTAATTTGGTGCTAATGCATATCATCCTCTGTAGGACCATCCAGAAGAGGACCTACTAGTGATTCATCATAAAGATTGTTAATCATCTCTGTGGCTTCTTCGTATGAAATTTCTTGATGCCAAACTTTTTTAAGAATATCTGATACTTTTCGCTTTATAGGATCTCGTTCTTCTTGTTCTCCGAACTCTTCCTTCATCATCTTTTTGTTCTTGTGTTTGCATTTACAACCAGCTTTGGGTTTATCTGGATTGCATCCACATTTCGGACATTTAGTGTTTCCGTTACCTTTTTTACCTTTTTTACCTTCAGCTTTTAATTGAGCTGCAAGGAGCCAATCTGGCTTATGACCTTTAGAGGTCTCATTGACTACTAAAGTATAGGCTTCTTCTAATAAAATAGTGTCTTTAGTTCTCATAAAATTACATTTGTTCTCTGCGCCACCATTTTTGGAACTCTTCTCTAGCAATTCGTTGTTCTTCTGTTTCTGAAGGAGCAACTGGAGCTGGTTCTGGTGTTTTGATTAGAGTTTCTGCTTTAGTTACTTTTACAGGAACTTCAACTGGAACTTCAACTGGTGTGGAATCAATTTCTTCCGGCATATGATATATTTATCCAGAAAAGGTATATTTTATGTTTTTTCTAAAACCTCTTCTATAATATCTTCTTCTCCAAAGAAACCTTCTGCAGTGAATCCAAATGCGGTTTCCAATCCGGTGAATCTATATATGATGCCCTTTGTTAAATCTGGTTCATCACTGTCTTCTTCTATATAACCAGTAAAACGACCCACTCCTTTATAGTCTGCTTCTCTGCAGGTTGGATCTGTGTAGTTAATTTTATACAATTTATCTTTAATTGGAATCATAGTTTTGTAATTTTGTAGATTTTGATATGGTTTCTAAAAAACTAGAGACAGCTTTGTTTGCTGCCTTGTATTCATTTGAGTGGGGATTGACTAATACGGTGCCGTGGAGCCAATATATTTCGGTATCTTTGTTGTTATAATTTAACACGGTAAAAATGCCTTCTTTAATTTTAACTTTGAAGACTGTGGTACCTAATTTGGAATTGTCATAAAGACATTCAGTATAATATAAGCTCATAAAAAATGGTATTGTGGATTAGAAATTTTTTATTTTTTAATAATATCAAATTCCTTACATTCTTTTAATGTATATAAAAAAATAATGTTATTGTATAGAGATTTTAAAATTTCTATTTTGTTTTGTTGAGTTTTTACAGCGTATGGGTTTTTTGGATCCAAATATAAATCATATGTAGGAAGATAAAAATCTGGAAAATATTTATGAGTTTGATTTTCTGAATCCACCCACTGAATAGGTAATGGTCTGATCCAAGAAATTTGAAGATAGTCTAATCTTTTTGCCAGTTCTAATTCCCAAGAAGAATCTAACATTATTCCATTATACTCTATCATTCCTTTTTTTAATCTTCTGTGAGAAGAAGATAAAGCTTTTTCTCTTATAAGCTGTTTTGCTTTGTCTGTATGTTTTCTGCCGAGGAATGCGTTATGTAATACATGAGAATATTTTCCGTTTTTATGGGCTTCTTTAATTTTTTCTTTATGTTCTATAGTTAGAGGCTTTCCTTTGTTTTGTTTTGTAACTTCTAATATTCGTTTTGATAATTGATTTTTGTCTTCAATAGATCTTGGATTGTAGGAGCACCATCTGCTATGGTTTGCTCGTTGAGATGCAGATAGAGTTTCAAAGTTTAAATCGCAATATTTACAAGATGAGAGTTTTTGAAATGGCTTGTATGATCCGTTACAAGATGCAAAATGTCTATTAAAATTAGACCTTTGATTTCTAAATTCATGATTACATTTAGAACAAATTATTTTTTTCATATTTTTTGAAATGGTGTCGCTGACTGGATTCGAACCAGCAACCAATTTCTTAGAAGGAAATTGCTCTTCCATTGAGCTACAACGACATAAACTACTTATCCTAAAATATTATAAAACACTCTTGTCCTATCCATTAAACGATCGAGACATGTAAAGATTATAGATTTCCAGAGAAGGGAAATCAATGAAAAAGATGTGTTTTCCTCGCGAGACTTGTCACATCATTCAACGATCGACTACCATACGGCAATCCAATAACGTCTAAGGCCAGTGTTTAAGAAAGAGCTGGAGATACAAACATAAACTGACCAAAACTTACTCCAGGTTGTCCGGCTATCTAGACCGGCACTAAGTGGCGGATAGAGTGGGAATTGAACCCACGGTGCCTTTAAGGAGCACGACAGTTTAGCAAACTGCTGTAGAAAACCGACATCTACGTCCCATCCAAAAGTGGAGCGGGTAGAGGGAATCGAACCCTCCTCATTAGTTTGGAAGACTAAGGCATTACCACTATGCTATACCCGCGTGGTGTCCTTTATATGCACAGATAAATCTGTACACTAGGGACATTTAAAATGGCACGCCGAGTAGGTACCGCCCCTACATAAGACGGTTTTGGAGACCGTTGCCTTGCTTGTCGAGCCATCGGCGCGTCTATACCCGCAATTTGTTGTTCAATCCTTTGGTCTTTGGATTTCATGTCTTTTTATTTATTTAAAGCATAAGTCTGACTAAAGATATCTTTTTTAATGACTCCGTAATCACCTGGACCATGCTTAACAATATAATCTTCTCCAGTCTTATATTCTAACTCTGCTCCCCAAGAAGTCTTTACTTTGCCGTCTGAATCTGCTAGCTTAGCAAGCTTTACAATCTTCTTAGGAGAGGCAGAACCGTCTCCGTTGTCATCCTTCAACTCTTGAAACTTTTCTGGAGGCATAGAATACTTCTCTCCTTTTGGACCTGTCATAATATAGAACCCAGCTTTGTATTGCTGACGGCCTTCGAGTGTTTGAAGGGTTCCGTCTTGACTAGCTACCTCATAAGGTTCTATGGCTGGCTTTTTATAGGTCTGAAAAGAACCTTGTTGAAACCATTCATCTGTGATTTGTTCAATAATGATTCTTGTATAAGCTTCTTCTAGAAGTTGTTGGTCTTTGGTTTTCATGTTATATGCTTGTTATATGCTTGTTAAGATTGGCACGCCGAGTAGGTACCGCCCCTACATAAGACGGTTTTGGAGACCGTTGCCTTGCTTGTCGAGCCATCGGCGCGTTTGAAAGTGGCTCCTGGAGTAGGGCTCGAACCTACAACATCCTCGTTAACAGCGAGGCGCTCTACCATTGAGCTATCCAGGAATGTTGTTATCTATTAAGATCGTATTCGTTCATTCTATCTTCTGGAGATTGTGGTAATTCACTTACATCCCGGAAGCCAGGGCCGTATATTTGAAACCAACTTCTGTCTGAAGTACCACCATTGTCTAATTCTTTTCCGGTAATCACTTCTACAGCCGTAGCTGGATCATTATGAAATTCTCCTTCTACATCAAATCCTAAAGCAAACTTGTCTGATTTTATTTGATTTGCTACGGCATTTTCAAAAGAGCTTCCTTTAAGAGTATACAAATCACCACCGTATTCATCTATCTGAGCTACGTACCAAGTGTTGCTTGATTGTGGTTCTGGGTTTTCTTTTAATAGGACCTTTAAATAGGCTTCTTGTAATAACGCTTTGTCTTTAGAATTCATGTTTATATTCTTAATTATATTAATATTATATTAAAAGGAAGCATTTGCACGAAAAAATGCAAATTAATGGTCGTGACGGTGAGGATCGAACTCACGTGGACTAGTTCCCAAAACTAGTGCCTGTCCTCTAGGCTACGTCACGTTAAAATGGAGCTCAGTATCGGAATCGAACCGATCAACAAGGGTTTTGCAGACCCTCCCTTAGCCAACTAGGTCACTGAGCAAATGGTTGTCTGGGAAGGTAACGCTCCTTCGTCTTTCGATTATCAGTCGAGAGCTCTACTTTTGAGCTACCAGACATTTTGGTCCCCTAGCTAGGATTTGAACCTAGATCGTCCGAATCACAATCGGAAACACTAAACCTTTGTGCTACTAAGGGGATATGAAATTGGCAACCCCAGTCGGATTCGCACCGAACATCTGTTGATTGAAAGTCAACTATCCTAACTAATTAGACGATGAGGTCATTTATAAAAATGGTGGAGCTTATCGGAATCGAACCGATCTGATATTCTCATTGCAAATGAGATGACCACACCAAGCAGTCCCAAACCCCAATAAAATGGAGCCAACAGTCGGGATTGAACCGACGACCGGCGGTTTATAAGAACTGTCTCGGTTGGTGACAACTCTCAAAACCGCTGCTCTACCACTGAGCTATGTTGGCGAATAATAAAAATGGTGAGCCTGGTTGGACTCGAACCAACGACCAACTGGTTAAAAGCCAATTGCTCTGCCAACTGAGCTACAGGCTCTTAAAATGGTGGGTAGTGTGGGTAACGATCCCACAGAGCATTTACATGCGCCGGTTCTACAAACCGGACCGTCTCCTTAACGGTATAACTACCCTTTATACAAACTTATATTAAACTATCAAAGAACAAAATTGGTGTGAGACTTGTATCTCCGCTGTTAATAATTATAACCGGAAATGTGAGGGAAGCCAACTTTTTTTGTTTTTAACAGTTCACAAACCAGATCCGCAACGGTAAATATTGTTATGAAATCACGATCTGAGAGATGGAGTATCGGGGCTGGAAAATATAATGAAGAACAATTGAAACAAAGACAAGAAGATTATAACAAAAATCCTGATGAGTGTTTGTTCTGCAAAAACTCAATGCCATACATTGCTTTATATGAAAGAAACAAACGTAAATTCTGTAATAGATCTTGTGCAGCTAAACACAATAATCAAAATCGTCTACAATCTAATCTTACGCGCAAAACAAACTTTGTATATCAAAAAGGACTAACAAAAGAAGCATGTTGCATTATTTGTCAAGCAAACATTAAGATAGGAAAAAACTATAGTGCAAAGAAGGCTAAATGTGTTGATTGTAAAATAACTAAAACAAAAATTATGATGTGTAAGTGTTGTTCTAAAGAATTTAATACGTCTGCTATTCGTAAGTGTTGTTCTGTAGAATGTTCTAAACGTTTAAAACAAAGGGGAGGTAGTCTGGGTGGAAAAATATCAGCTTCAAAGATTGTTAAAAGATCTAGAGATGAAATAAAATTATATAGTTTCTGTAAAAATTATTTTAATTCTGTAAGACACAATGAAATTATCTCAGATGGTTGGGATGCAGATATCATTATAGATGATTACAAATTGGCTATACTCTGGAATGGACCTTGGCATTACAAACAATTGTCACTAAAGAATCATTCTTTAGCTCAAGTACAAAACCGAGATAAAATCAAAACAGATGTTCTAACATCAGCTGGATGGAAAGTTTTATTCTTTAATGATAATAAATATACTCCAGAAAAGGCATTTCAATTTATAAAAGAAAGTTGCAGGGGCGGGATTTGAACCACTTATGCGCGTTTTAGTAGCTTCTTGGTTATGAGCCAAGCTAGATCGACCAGACTTCTATACCCTGCTATTAAGATGTGAAAGAACTAACCGCCTTCCCACTTGACGACCCCGCGGTTGATGTAATAATTATACTACAGGGGTTAATGGGAAACCACCTTTTTTAAGAAAATTTTGGAGGAAGTGGTGTAGCTGGGGCTGAGGATGATGTTTTTAGATCTCCTGGAACACTCAAGGTTCTGCCTTTATAGGTGTTAGACAAATATCTAATCAATTCTTTAGTCATACTCCAACCGGGTGGAATAACCTGATTATCCGGAAAGTTATTCAAAGTTTTTATCATGTAGAAAACAAAACTATCTTCTACATTATCTGCAACTATATCTGCTGCTTCATCATCTATATCTATTTTACTTAAGGCATTATTACCTCTAAGGTTGTCAGCTACTTTCATGAATTTTTTAAAAGTAGCCAATATCGGTCCAGTAGGATCTAAATACCTTGCAGCTACAGCTTGAGCCATATCACCAGCAGTTTCTATAGCATCCAATGGATCAATTGAGTTCTGCCCTTGACCAAAGACTGTTGATCCGACTCCAGCATTAAATGTAGTTTTGATTGCTCCCTTAACAGCAGAACCAACTAACTTTCCAGCCATTTTTTGATTTGCGGCTTTTTTAATAGCTTGTTTCAAATCTCCAAAGGTAATTGGAGCACTGGTTGCTTCTTTAAGATGAAGATACTGCTGGAAGGTCATTTACTTACTTATAAGACATAAGTAATAATACCATGATAAGACATCTTAAAGCTCTCAAAGAATCTTTAGAAGGAAAGCCTCTTGCTGTGAGATCTTCTCATTGGTCTACTGTTAGAAAACATCATCTTCAAAAACAACCTACCTGTGCGGCTTGTGGGGGTACACAAAAATTACAGGTTCATCACAAACAACCTTATCATTTGCATCCGGACTTAGAACTAGAACCTACCAATCTTATTACTCTGTGTGAATATGGAGACATTGATTGTCATTTTAACATAGGTCATTATAGAGATTGGAAATCTTTTAATCCTAATGTGGAATTAGATGCTGCAGAAGAATTGTCTAGTCTCTCCCAGTGTCACACCACTTCTCAACCAGGTAAACCCTAAGGAATCCTTAATCAAGCTCAGAGAGGCCTTCAGCCTTCGGCAGGTGTCACTCCCCAATTGGGGGAAGTGTCTAGTCTCTCCTAGAGTCACACCACTTGTATCGCCCGGATATGTCCAGGCCGTTCTCCTCCGTGATAACCACAGAAGAGGCAGGTGTCGCAATCTCAGCAGGGTTTACGGTCTGCTACGTTCCAATTACAGACTTACCTAAATACCAGAGGGGTCGTGGTTACTGAGAAAAGTGGTGCTTGGGGTGGGACTCGAACCCACGATAATCTGCGTGTAAAGCAGGTACTTTAGCCACTAAGTTACCCAAGCATAAAAAGTAAAAATAGGCCTGGGTGGAGTCGAACCACCACTACCTCTTTCAAAGAGAGGTGCACTGCCATTATGCAACAGGCCTGTGTTGCCATTATACCAATGGACTATAAAAAAAGTGGACCCGGTTGGATTCGAACCAACAACCCGGGTGTTATGAGCACCACGCTCTGCCCTTGAGCTACAGGTCCATTACTTACAAATTAAAATATCAAAGATCAAAGATGGTACTCCTAGCTGGATTCGAACCAGCACTACACAAATTTTAAGTTTGTTGACTCTGCCCGTTGGTCTATAGGAGCGCTTTAAAAATTTACTTACAATTCAAATACAGAATTACTATCTTCTGATTCATTGCAAAATTCTACAAACCGTTTAAAGTCTTCTACGGCATCCAGGACACATTCAAACTGGTCCCAATAACCAACACCGTCCTGGTGTTCGGCTTCGCAGATATATTCCGCCAAAAGGTCCTCTAGAGGTTCTCTCCAAGAAACTACGGATTGAGCTGCATCGATGAAGGAGTGCTTCAAAGGATGGCTGAGGGTGTGCATGTCGTGATGGTTTGGATTGATGTTCTTCATTGTGTTAATAATACAGTTTTTTACTAGGAAGTTCAAGAGATTTCTTAGAGATTTTCAATTTCAGCCAACAATTCTTCGTCGGACTTTTTGCGATAGACTACATTGCCTTCTTCATTCAATTCCTTAGCAATGAAGCCTTCTGCTACCATATGTTCTAGATTGACCTGGACTCGCCATTGGATATAAGACTGATACTCTGCTTCAGAGAGGTTTTCAATTTCCTCATCTGTAATACTGGCGTGACTACGATCTTTCCATTTGCTTAACGTGTTCTTAATCATGTTAATATAATCTTTGTTTTTAGTAGGAACTTCAAGAAAAAATTTGTCTTCAGGTTGGATTCGAACCAACGGCGAGCGCTTTATCCCGGCATTTTGGCCCTTAACCATGAGGGAGCACTAGATCTACCAGCTGAGTTACTGAAGACAAAAGTATAAAATTATTTTTTAGGGGTTACTTCCTTAGGAGATTGGGATTCTTTTTTAGACCAATCAATATCATTCCAATTTTCATTGTACTTGGTTTTATTAACTGGTCGAGGTTTACTTCCTTTGCCAGCCATAATTAGACAATTTCAGAATTTAACCGAGAGACTTCTGTAAGGATAGCTCCTTCTAGCTCTGTAACTTCACCAATAACTTGTTGGCTACTCTCTGGATGATAATTAAAGACCCCGTAGGTATCTCTTACAATTTCACCAAGCACAGATCCGTTACGATTATCATAGACATCAAAACGATTGGCATTTTTTACTTGGACGTGGATTAGTTTATTCATATTAACAATTAATTAGACGAATGATTAGGTTATGTATATATTTTAGGATACTGACTTTTTTTGGTTCTGGGAGAATTGAAGAATAGATCGGTCGACCGTTGTCAAAACTGATGATGTATTTAGAGGTGGTTTCCATGCTTAATAATATCTAGATATCCGGATTTACGCAAGGCTTTATAGAAAGCTTTTTTATTATTTTGCTTCTTAATAAAACGAGCGGTGTCCGGACATTGATGGATTCCAATAGCCAAACAGGGACCTTCCTCAATAAGACCTCCCGGAACGTGTAATACACAAGTAGTAAAACCTCCGAAGGGAGACATTTTCTTAGATTGATCCATGCGCATTTGGCCAAATGGAGGTTTAACATACCGCCGAACATGGCGAAAGGAAATTTGCCAGCCTTGTTTCTTTAATTTATTGTAGTCTAATGTACTGCTCATGTTTTAATAATGGATTAAATTAATGGGAACATCCAGAAATTATGGATGGTGTAGGTTGTTAACATCTTTAGTGTCCATGATGGCTTCTACTTCCGCAAAACTTAGAGGCTTGCCATGGACATCCCAACCGCAATCTAGGATCTTATGAGTCTTGTTTTCTGGTCGAGAGATAGGCAGAGTGCCGTGAGAATGTCCGCAGAGGTGCATACCACCATCAGACATACCATCCCAGCTGTGAATGGGAAAATGAAAACAAACAAAAGTCTTTCTACCTTTTCTAAAGGTAAAATAATGATGCAAATAACGCACCATAGTTCCTCGAATAGAACCAGCTATTTGATGAACAGAACCTCCATAGGATTTCTGAATAGGGTTGTTATGATTACCCCACAACATCCAAACAGCTTTAACCTTCAGCTGGAACATAATACTTTGATACTGTTCTAAAGAAGTATTAAGACAAAAGTCTCCTAGATGTAGAAGAATACCATTTTCTCCAACAGTTTCATTAATGATACGAATCATATCTTGATTCATCTCTTCTGGATTTTGATAACCTCTCTTTCCATAGAGAAATTCTTTATTATGCCCGAAGTGGGTATCTGAAGTAACATACAAATTATTGTATTCTTCTTCTGGCATTTTGTAAATTACTTGCATAAATAGTATTGTATGAAATTTGATGCTCTAGTCAACACTCTTTTAGAAAAACATAACCAACCTTGTACAAAGGTGACTGGTCAACAACAGTCCTCGCGTAAAGACAAGAAGTATATGAGATGTGCTAGAGTCAATGGTAAACTTAAACGGGTTCATTATGGGGATCCTAATATGAGAATTAAAAAGTCAAATCCAAAGAGAAGAAAGAGTTTCCGGGCAAGACATGGTTGTGCAGATGCTAAACCCGGAACTCCAAAATATTTTTCTTGCAAGAATTGGTGATATAAGTCTTCCACAGCTTGTGCGGATCTAATTCTTTTCCATCCAGGATGGAAAAACCAATCCAACTATAATCAGGAAACAACTCCAATATTTTTTGAGCTTTTCCTTTACGGTCTAAAGATATAAAATCTGGATTAATTAAATATACATTTATCTGCATTATCTTATATGTAATCAATCTAATCTTATCATATAGCTCATCCATTAGAGGTTTCAAAGCAGTTACTAACTCCCAATCAAAATTGTCAGCTAGTTTCTTTTCAAAATCTTCTCTAACTGGTTGGCCATATTCCACAAACAGATCAAACAAATGATCGACAGTCTTGACTCCTGTAAATACTCGATGCAAGTACAAATATCGAGGAGTCTTGACTTTCTTTAAAATTTGTCCGTTGTTGGCATAGATAACAACTCCTTCTATAGAGGTTTCATCCTTAAGATACTCGGCTACATTTTGTAAATTTAAAGTGTATCTTTCTGGACGTAACACGCCAAAAAATCTTGCTTGCTGATCTAAAGCATCTTGAGGAAGATAATAATACGGATCATGCTTACCCATAAATGAATAAGAGTCGTGTCCTACAATACCAATAAGCCACAAAGTAGGTTCTTCAGATTCCCGAAGAACAATGCGATTAGTAGGAGTAGTCCATTCAAATAAAAGTGAAAACTTTTCAGAGTCTAACCAAAAATTATTAAAGGCATCAGGATACTTGGTTTTCAGCAATTCTATTTCATGTCCGTTTTCTAACTGAGATGCATCTATAGTCCCACGGGTACGAACAATAAGCTCACCATTATGTCGAGACACAATTAAGAGACTTCCATCAAGTTTGCGGATAAATTCTAGGTCCGTATGGTCGTCTATAGGTTCAAATTCTGGTTGTTCTCCTAGATTTACAAACTTTTTAAAACCAGCAGACACGAGCTTTCTATCAGACTTACGCCAGATAGAAGAACGAAAGATTTTGTTTTCGTCTGTCCAAGTTACCCCCATGTCTTTAGGGGTAACCAAGATGCATTCATCTCCAGCTACTATACAATCTTTGATGTTAAAATTGGTTACATCAATTGGCTGAAACATATTCTAAATTATAAACTGAATTAAGAGTCTTGAAACCGGTATCAGTAACTTCTGTTACTACTGAAGAAGTAAAGATTCCTCCCATTTTTACTCCACAACGGACTTCTCTGTCTACCACAACTGGTTTACCTACCTCTGGTTCAGATATAAGATACCCTTCTAACCAGTAGTCTACTGGAATAGATACATTTCCATTACATTTACCCGCTTCGTAATTTTCAAAGTTGGGGGTAGGAAATTCTGGATTATCACAAACTGCTAGTTTGGTAATTTTTACATACTTTCTTTTCATGCTATCATAATAGCATTTGAAGAGGAGGAAATCAACCTTCTATAATAGATAGTTTAGGTTTTTTGTGGACTCTTTTTTTACGGACTGGTTTCCTTTGAGCTGCTTTTTTAATAGCTTGAAATTGTTCCCATTGCCACCAAGACAACCAGAAAAATGTAAGAGACATACCTACATTCAATACTATCTCAGTTCTATTAGGAGTTGAAAGTGTTAGAACATTTAACAAGGCTCCACAAATAGTTACTGTTAATCCAAATTTAGCCAACCAAGCCTTTATCTTATTATCCCATATAGAGTTATCTGGATCTCCAAAAATATGTATTAATAAACCCAAGGCAGAAATTGCTATGGTACAATTAGATAAAATATTAATAAATGTATATGGGTTCATGGAATTATTTATGTTTCCTAATTCTTCTAATAGGAGTTGTTGGAGGTACTGGAACTACTTCATCTGGTAATATTTTATGACTAAAATATTCAATTCCTTTCAATCCTAAAAACCCTAATAAAAAAGCAATACCATAATGATAATGACTATCATCTAACTTAGTAATATTAATGATTATCGGAGTAATATAATTGGCACTAGCAGCTCCTCCTACTAAACTAGAGATGGTTCTAGTTAAATTCATAGCAGATCCCTTAGAAGTCAACAAAATAGCTCCAAAAAGGCCACTAACCAGTAAACCTATGTCTATCCCATATTTTTTAAAATCTATTTCAGAGGGTTCCATCAATATACTTAGGAGAAAATTTGGCTATGAAAGATAAGTTGCCCATCTATTTTTCATCACTTCAATAGTTTTTTCCGGAACATTATGAATGCTTCCGTAATTTCCATTCATCTGTCTAATATCTATTGGAACATTCAGCTTACTAGCCAAATCTGCATATGGTCTGAATTCTCTCTTGGTAGAAAATGTATTTGATACAATAACATTAAACTCTTGCTTCAAAGCTACTTCTGTCATAAACAGACACCACTCATGAGCGTGTTTGAGAAGAGATGCATTGAATTTATATTCTCCGGTTATAGAATGCACAAAGAACATATCTGCTTCAAACCAACGAAAATTTTCTGGGTCTGTATTGAGGAGTCTTTGAGCTTCTGTAGATTTTCCAGAACCAGGTAATCCACGGATGATATAAAGAGTATTTTTCATTTTAATCTTTGAAATTTTGATTAATAATTTTTACACTAAGCATTTTCTGTAATTTCTTACTATACATCAATTCATTATTTTGATTATAACCACGGAAGACAATGCCTTCTGCTGGTTTATCATTAGGATACTTGATAGTATTGACCCAATTTTGCAATTCATCTATAGTTGAGAGGTTGAAATGTTTAAATAATTTAACAACTGGAACTCCTGGAATATTTGAATCAACTCCTAGACCATCGACCCAATTCAAAGGAAGAACTGGCTTCCGAGAAGGTACTTCAAACATGTTAAAGAGATATAAACTAACCTCTGGATAACCAGCTGGATTACCTTGAATACCAGGTCCAGCAATTTCTCCTTGAATACAAAATCCAGGTTTAAGATTTTCTTGGATATTATATTTTCGAGCCATTTTCCAGTATACATTTTCGGTAGTATCTTTAAGCTCTAGATTACGAGAACAAACTCGAAAAGTACCATCCAATTCTTTAATATAAGTTGCAGAGGTTCCATCTATTTTAAGAGTAGCTTCTACCCATTCAGCTTCTCCCAATTCATCTAATGCTTCTATGTTAGATTTAAGATTGTCTTCATCCGTTTTAGAAACCAAATGAGTGGGAAAGTCTCCTTTAACTTGTCCGGCTAGTTGAACTGGAATTGGTTTTTCATATTTGGTAATACCAAGCATACTAGCCAGAGAAACATCTTCAGAAGAATCATCCATATGATCCCAGACTTCTTGAGCACTAACCAAAGTCTTAGGAAAGATGAGACCTTGAGAAATAGCTCCGCGAAGCTTGGCGGTCTTAACTCGGATAGGTTTAGAAGGATCATTCTTATCCCAAAGAAATTTATTCCATTCTCTAGGAGTGAGGACGGTATCAATAGGAACAAAAATAATTTGATCACCTATTTTATATTCATCTTTCTTGATAACACTTTGCCAACCCAGAACTCTAGCCAGTTCAATTTTATCGGCTCCTTCTATAGGAAGAATTTCTGAGATAATTTCTAGAGATGCTAATTTCATGTAATCATATTATCTCGAGATTATCCGGAATACAACAAAAAACCCTCTGGATTTTGCCAGAGGGTTTTTATTCACTGCTTCTATAGGTTGAAATTAAAATCCAGGAGCTTCTTCAGGAAACTTCTCTGGAGGCATGTCTTCTGTAGTTTCTTCTGAACCAGAAGACATGCGAGATTGGAGATTTCCAACAGCGGTTTGCACAGCTTGCATTGCATTCATTAAACCTTGGAAATCTTCTCCTTCATGTCCTTGTTCAAAAGTTCCTAACAAAGGTTGAATGGTTTCTAAATGAGCTGCGGTAGCATTGAGGTCTTCTGTAATAGCTTTGATTAAAGTTTTTTCAATAGCTAAAGACTTTGCATTTTCTCCGGCTTGCTGGCTTTCTGTTCCGGCTGCTCTGGATTCAAATACCAATCCATAAGCTTTTTCTAAATTGATTGTATCAAGCGTGCGCATATATGTTATATTTATCCATGTCTACTACTAAACTGTATTAAACCTATAAGAACACTCAATTGTAATATTTCTAAAAAAAAGAACCAAAATAAAATAAGTTGAGGAATACCACAGTCTTCTGAATTAGGTTTTTCTGACATATTTATTTTTTTTCTAAAGTTTCATTGTATTTTTTTAGGATTTCTTCATGATATTCTTCCGGAAAATTACTTAAAGCAATTTGAATAATTTTGCCACAAAATTCATTATAGGCCTTTTCTTTGTCTCTTTCTTTCTCTACATAATCTGGACATTGGTCTTGAGGAATCATTCCTTTTATTAAATCCAAAACTGTATTTTGTTTTTGAGTAGAGGTATGTTGAGTTTGATCCACCTTTTGACGTGGGGTCTCTGCTTTGGAAAGTTGTTCTTTTAACAAATCTTCCATATTTGCTTTAAGGGCTTCGAAATCCATAAAAAAATTATAAAGGGTTAAATTAATTATTCAAGGAATTTTTTAATAGTGATTTTTTTTAATTTTCCAGGAGAATTTAAATATGATTGGAATTTTATATATCATTGCTTGTAATTTGTTATCTATAAGTGCGGTGTTTTGTGCAACCTATTTAGAAGACAACGGAAAAAATGGATTTTGGCCATTAATTATTTTAGCATTTCTCTCTTCTAGGTTACCTTACATGCCTATACATATAATTAAAGAAACAAAATCTGATGAATAAATTTAACTTAATTATTAATACTATATCCACTATTTTGCAAACAGTTTTAATTGTGTTGAAACTAACTGGATATATTAATTGGTCTTGGGGTTGGGTATTGTTTCCTTTTTGGATGCCAATTATTTTTATAATGATTTTTGGTATTTTTTTAAAATTATTTCTTAAATAACTTTATCATTTTTAAAAGATCTGACTAGTATAAATTTTTTAAGATTTTCAGAAAACTCTAAGACATAAGTCTTAGAGTTTTTTCTTTCTACTATTGCGCCGGCTAATATACCCCCCTTAGCCAAAATAAATCCGAAACCAGCATCCTCTACATTATTTATTTGACCGTAAATTTTAAAAATTCCTTCTCCTTCTTCCAGTTCTGTGATTTTTCCAGTATAATAAAATCCGTCTGGTCTATAAATTTTTATAAGATCGCCGATAGTACATTTAATAATTTGAGAAGGTAAAACGATTCCATTAGTATCTGATAGATAATGTTCTACATCTAAACGAGGACCATAATTAGGAGAAGGAGAGTTTTGAGGAGTAGAATTGTCTGAAATAATACTACTCAACATAAGGATTGTTATTGCTATAATTTTCATTTGTTTTTCTTCTTATTGACTATTGGTGCACAAACCCATTCTCGGTTTAAGAATGAGATGGAAAATCTTTCTGTTTTGGATTCAAATCCCTCATCTTTTAAATACTGTTTAAGAATTTTAACATGGGAACTATATTCGGGAGAAGAGTAGTAGTCGTGATCAAAAACACCCTTTTCATCAACTGGATCTATCCTAAAGCTCATAAGAATAATTATATGTAAAAACAAAAAAGCCCTCGTTGTGAGGGCTTTTTAAAGTCTCTGGTGCTCAAGAAGTTGTTTAATCTACATCAATGATAATGTCTGAACTTGTGGGTTTGGTGATAGGAATGTATATCTTAAGTAAACCATCTTTAAATTTACTTCGGATGTGTTCCGTCTCTACTTCTTTAGCAATGCTAAACTCTAAAGTAGCGTTGCGATAACTGATTCCGGTGCGCAGATAGGTAACAAGATGATCTTCTGGTGGAATCTCATCTTGAGGATCTATTTTAATCACTAGTTTATTTTCTTTGACCTGGATTTTAATATCTTCCTTAGTCAAACCTGCGAGGGCCACATGAACTTCATATTCGAAAGGAATATTGTCCTCTTTGGTTTTGTGAAGCAGGATGTCATACGGATAGTGAACTCCCGGTGATTCAAAGGCCTTGTCCATGTCTTTGAAGAATGAATTAAACCAATTGTCGTTAAACAGTGCTGGTAATTGGTTGGGACCATACACTGTGCCAATAAATGGCTTAGTATTATTTGTGGTAATAATTTTTGTTGTCATATTAGTACTCCTCTTTCGAGCAAGTGTTGTTTTAATTCTAGTCTCTTGAGCTCCAGAACTAATAATAATTATCCTAGCAAGGTCAAAGAATTTAACAATTCTGCTAAAGCTACTTTAGATTCTTTTACAGTGATAGTATCATCCGGATCTAAAGCTGGCCAAAAATCTTCAACTATTACATCCGGAAAATCTTCTAACGAAAGACTGGTTTGCTTTAAACATTCTTTTTCGGCTATACGTTTAAACTCCTGTAAGGAAATACAGACACTCATACAATTTATTTTAATTGGTTTTTTGTTTTTTAGGGAAAAGAGCTTTGAGGGTGGTTTCTAAATCAGAATCTCGGTACAGAAGAGCCTTATCAACTCCGGTCCATAATTCCTGATTGAACTTCAAATCATCCTGAACCCTAGTAATACCGGATCCGATACGATTACCTCCCTGGGTTAGATTCTCTTGAATTACATTAAAGGTGGTCCATAAATCTGTACCCGCATCTGCTTCTCGGCGTGGTGCTAGGATAGTAGAGGCATCTACTTTCTTGGGCTGGGACATCCGATAACGAAAACGAATGTAATAAGCATACCGAGCTAGATAGGTTCGTTCTTCTTCTGTTAACTGTCTTTCCTTCAACAGCTGGGTTTGATTTACAATAGTGTCATATTGACCAAAAGCTTTTTCCAAGACGGTGTTGATATCTTCTGTGATACTCTTACCACTAGAAAGACGGTGAAGAGTGGGTTGAACTGAGGTCATCATTCCAGTAGGAGCAACTAATCCATTAGAACAAATTAATCGGAAGAATCCAAGAACCGTAGAAAATCTCTTGGTTAGATTGTGGCTATTGACGATGTTTACCTGTGGAAATCCCTCAACTACAGATTTTTCTATTTGGCTTTTATGAACCAAGGCGATATTATGCATACCGTGTCTTGATCCAGTTCCTTTTACAGAACGGATTAACCAATCATTATCTAGAGCTGAATTCAAGATATTGAGGGTCGATATGAAGTTGTACTGTTTTGATGCTTTGGCTGCTGGTTCAGTTGCGGCAATGGAAGGACAACGTTCAATGGCTTGATTTAGTGTTAGTGTTTCAATCATGTTTAAATCTTAACATGACATAAGGGGAAACTCAACTAGAATCTAAGAGGGTGAGCCAAAAAAGACAGTCACTACCGCTTTAGAATCTGAACGGTGGTCTATACGATGGTCAATGTAACGCAATCCTCTGGCACCAATGTCCTCTCTGATTCTGTGAAGTTGATTGGTTAATGATGTTTCTCTTTCAGCAAAGGTTGCATTGTCTGGAAGTTTGATGGATACCCGTACTTGTTCTGTTGTCATTACATTAAATAATTATCCCCCAAAGCCAAAAGGACACCCTTTGGATTCTTTTTTATTGACATTGCCATAGGATTTTGGTTGTCTGAAGTGTCTTTGATATCTTTCAAAAAATTCTGATTGAGCTTTATTCCATATTTTTTTTAATGTAAATTCTTTATCCCAAGAATAAGAGGCTTTGAAATTTTCTCTCTTAATAGGAATAGCTTGTATCATTGGGGTTTGCTTTGGAATCAAACCATTAAATCCTTTTTTCAAGAAAAATGGAAAATGTACAAATGCTGGAAATTTATCGGTATCCACCAATCCAGATAGGCATCGAAACGGTAACTCCTCGTGATGTTGAGGATGTATAAATAGAGTAGACCATCCTGGAGGGGTTTTAATAATCCAGGGATTTAAAAATTTAAAAGCGGTGGGATAGTAACCAAAAGGTACGGGATAAGAAGAATGTTGTTCAGTTTTCTGGACAGTTACTACAGATCCATATTCCCAAGACCATTTAAAAGACAAATTTAATTCTCCAGCATTTTCCATCCATAGATCACAATAAAGAGGTATGTGATAACCAGCTCCCAAAGCATCAATTACTGGAAGACATTTTTTAATGGTACTATTAGGATCCCCATACTGATCTACATCTGGAACATCGTGAATATATCTAGAGGTTTTAGCAAACCATTCTGGAGTCCGGAGTTTGGCTGGATAGGGTTTTTCTAGAATATCTGTCATAAATTCATTAGCAGCTATAAATTCAATCTCTACTTTTTTGAAAAACATATAAGTATCTTATATAATCCCTTGTTTAAGGCATTTTTCAACTAAATTTAAATATGGCAGATTACATTGTTTATGTCTCAAGTTACCAAATGGGTGATCGAATAATAAGGGGAAATTTTCCAGTAACTTTATTAGATCAATTAGCCTGTCCTCAACCAGTGGATTTAACTGAATTACAATTAAAAAGGCATATATTGTCTGAAGAGCCAGATGTTGCTGTAACAAAAATACAAACTTATATTACTTCTTTATCCGGTGAAACCCTAACCACTATTAAATCAGATAATATTTCTAATATTTAACCATAAATAATAATATATGTCTAAAACCTTTCAACAGTTCAGTACGGCAAACGCTACAGATAATCCTCTGAAGTCTACCGATTATTTGGTGGGTTATAGATCTGTTCCAGATAGTGGAGACCCCTACGAAATACAAGTCACAACTGCGGATCTGATGTCTCAAGCTGATAGGTTAATGCCTCTTAAAAATATAAGTGTTGATAAGATTTCTTATAAAGCTGATGGTGATAGTACTATCAGCAATTCTTTGGATAATAAGCTTAATGATATCAGAACCACGGCAGATTTTACTTCACCAGCTGCGGCTTGTAGATCTTGTAAAACTCAACGGCTTTTCATAAAAGGTAATTCAGGAACAATTAATCTTTATATTCCCGAAGACTTTTCAACTATTCAAGATGCTTTAATAGGAATGGCGGATTGGTATATTGAAAATGGAGCTTCTATAAATTTAAATGTAACTCAAAATTTTACATTTAGTGGTCCTATAGTTCTTAATCATCCTTATGGCAAAAATATAAATATCATAGGAGCACCAACCGGTGGAGGAAGAATTACAATAAGTCCTCCAAATATTTCTTCTATTGAATATGATTTATTTTCTTGTTATGATGGATATCAATTTGGTTTGATAGAAAATTTTTATATTCAGGGGGGGATTTTAACTCAATCTTATCAACGAACAGCTTTGAGACTTTATGGAGGTAGTTCTATAATTTTAGGGACTAATAATATAATAGAGCAATGGTATTATGGAATATATTCAAGTAATGGATCTATAGTTAGACGCAAAACCACCCCAAATAATGCTTCTACAATAGTTAGAGGTTGTTACGGGGTTGGTATATATGCTAGCTACGGAGGAATTATAGATATGCCTTATGCCGTGGCAATAGGTGGTGAAAATTGTGTGAAGGCAGATTACGGTGGTCAAATAAATTGTTCTTACGGCACTTTATCTGCAGCAACCTATAATGGTGCTGCAGCTTTTACTAATGCTCAAATTAAAGCTTCTGCCAGTACTTCTAGATCTAATGGAGGGTCTGGTTTTTATAGCAAAGATGGTGGAATTATAGAATGTTATGATATAATCCCTACGCTAACTGTCTCTGATTTGAATAATAGATACGGGTATGAAATGTTAAATGGTGGGGTTGTTTATGGTGGTCCAAATGTTGGCGGCTCTTCTAATGTTTTGGGAAAAATTAATACCTTTGTATCTACATTCTTTGCAACAGATATCGGAGCTACTGTGAATGCTAATAAAGGTTCTTTAACGGTAAGCACTTCTGATAATAGCTCTATTTATTTTAAAACCAATACAACCAAAACCCAATTACAAATTGTAGACAATGCCTCTAATTCTTATCTTACTATTACAGGAGGTATAAGTTCTGGAGGATCTGCTGGTCCAGTGGTTGTTTCTGTATTAGGAGCTGATTCTGATTTACAAATCATACCCAAAGGAACTTCTAAATATATTCAATTAGGTAACAATGTTCAATACGGAGTCTTTACATCTAGCCCAGACATTTCAGCCAACGGATATATTACCATAAAAGACTCTAGTGGTAAATCTACCAAAGTATTGGCTTATCAAGCTCCTTAATATTGTTGTATGTCTTCTGTTCCACTAAATACTCAAACTCCATTGACTTATACTCAATGGATTAATTATCAAAATGCAACAATTCATGAAACAAATGAATTTTTGTATGTTGAATATCTACAAACTTGGTACAAATCTCAAAAAAATACCAGAACAGAAAATCAAAAAACACTCAAAGAACAGTATGTACAATTACTCAAAGATTTAAATTTTTTGTTCAAGGAGACTACTTCAGATCCTTTTCTGAAAGATATAAATTATGATAATGAAGAAGAATTAATATTAGCAATTCCATTTTTTGCTAAAAAACTTAAAGAAATTGCTAATGTTTTAACCAACAAACGAGAAACGGTCAAAAGAGCTAAATCTAGATACAATTCTATTGGCTCCACAGAAGGCTTACAGTCTCTTTTATATGAATACATATTAAAAAGTTTTACTCAAAATCAAGGACACATTAGTCAAATTCCAGTATTGGCTGTACAAGCTAAATTTCCAGAATTAAGTGCTATTAAAAATGATTTTTTTGTAGAAATAGAAGAGTTGCATGAACCTCATTCTTATCATGATAAAAATAATTTACCTAGTTTAGATTCTTTATTGAAAGGAGAAGAATATCTAGATGATTATTTTCCGTTGATGAATGTTACGGATGAAATGGTCTATAATATTATTTCTAGCAAGATATTGCCTCGCGTGTCAGAAACCACTTTATCTACTTTATTTAAAGATTATTTGACCAATGTTTTGCAATCTAATAATAGCAGTGATTTAACCTATCAAATTAATGCTGAAATAGCTGCAACAGAAAAATATTTGGGAGAAAAGGTTTATGGATTGACTGCTGTTAAAGTAGAAGATTATACTCAACCAGATTATATTTTAAATAATACTTTTACTGTCGGTAGTAATTGGTTTTTATGGCCCACTGGATATCAAACTTTGACTGAGAAGGTTTATAATAACTCTTATGTTCCGTTAAACATTCAACAATCCAATTTATTAGCTAGTGGAGCGACTGCTGGAACAGATTTGACTAATTCTGATATTATATTTACGGATAAAAATGGAGTGGTAGAAGGTGCTTGGTTACAAGGACCGTATACAGAACCAAGAAACGGTATAACAGATTTAACTATTAAATCTGGAGAAATAACTGAATTTTTATATCCTTATGTTGGATTTGAGTTGTCCCCTAAAAGTTTAACATTTAAAACTCATTCTTTAACTGGAAGGGATGTTAAATTGTTTAAGACTTTAACCATATCTCAACAGTTAACTACTTTATCAGATTATTATACACAAACCTTTCCATCAACTGCAAGTAGATCAATTTATCTAAATCAAACCAATCTTATTTCCCAAGGAGCCTATGCTAATGCATTTTCTGATGCAGCAGACAGCATAACCCGCAATCCTCATTCTTACACTCTGCCCAATGTTTATAATGGAGAAATAGAAAAGGCATATCTTTATAAATTTGATCGCACCGATTTGCCTATAGTAACTGGAAATCAAAATATTTTATGGCCAGTCACCACTTATAGTGCTGGCATAAATTTGCCGATTACATTAAATGAAGAAACTAGTTTGCCGGTAAGATTAATAGACACCAATGCAACCTATGATTTTGATGGAGCTGTTGCTGGTTTGACTATAGATCAAGCTGATATTATTTATAAATTAGATTCTAATGGTGATTTTACTAAAGCCATAGAAGGCGCTTGGCTTCAATCTGCTTCTATAAATACTCTGATAAGAGAAAATATAAATATATACGGACCTTTATCTGCAGTGAATTGTGCCCACTATATAGAAGGCCCTATTCAAGGGGCTTTATCTTTTAATTCTGCAGGTGGCACGCGAACCTCTTTTGTTTGGTGTGGTCCAGATACCCGAGCGGATTATGTATTCAAATTTACAGAACATGCCTCGGGGTGTCCTTATGTCAAAACCTATCCACATGATTATTATGAAGACCAGGATTATATAAATCCAGATCCTCTTTATGATAAAAATCATTGGAATAAATGTACTTGTAAGGCAGTTTATTATTCTCCATTAGGTCATGCCGGACAAAATTTTGAAGACTATAATTCTTTAACAGATTACGTGTATGCTGATCCGTTTAATTTAGGAGACAATTTTACATTAACCGGTTGGAGAGATACACATGGATTAGATTATAGAGAAAGTCCTCAATTTGCATTCTTTCAATTATCTCCAAATAATAAAGGAGATAATGTGGTTGGGTTCGGAGAAGGAAATTGGAAAACTTCTGATAAAAAATTATCTAGTGTTGGAGACCGTTTAATTCTTAAAACTGGAAGAAAATATGTTTACTGCAGATCCAACCTCAGAATAGGAGCTTCTCGAAATATACAAATTCCTTCTTTTGTATCAAAGTTTCCATATAGTACTTTAAAAAGTTCAGTGCCAGATGATAGCAATTATTATGATATAGTAATAGCTTGGGACATAAGTCGTTCCCAAACTTATAATTTTGAAAAAATAAAAAAAGCAGTTGCTGAATTAGTTAAAGAAGCCACTTTAACCAAATCTCGTAAAACTCAAATTTCTGTTGTTACTTTTGGAACAAAGGCTTCTTTTGTAAGTTATTTGACCACCGATTCTTATTCTCTTTCTTTAATGGTGGATGGAGTAAAACAATTTGATTTTCAAAAAGATTATACCACCAACATAAGTGGAGCTTTACAGTTATCTCGAATATTATTAACCGAACCGTTTCCTTCTTCTAATAATTCCTTAGGAACTATTGCTGGGGTGTGTAACAATCTAAATACTACTATAGTTAATTATTTAGGATTGCTCAAAACAGTTAACAGTCCAAATCCAAAAGCTAATAAGAAAATAGTTTTAATTAGTGATGGTATTGAAACAGCTCCTACAGTAAATACTTTGGCTTTGGCAGATTCTATCAAGAAAGCTGGTATAGAAATAATGACCGTTAGTCTTGGCGAATTATCTATTACGGGTTCAAAAATGGATCAGATAGCTTCTAACAAATCAAATCATTTCAATCTCCATAAATATTTGGTTTCTGGAGATGGGGATTATGATTCTTTTGTTTCTTATGTATCTCATCGAGTAAATGGAGTAGTTCCATCAAGACCAACTTGGAAAAAAGCCATCAAAAATAGTACTGGGAATTGGATCGGTACAGAAATACCGTCAGATATGGTTTTGCGTCCCAATGATATTATAATATATCAACATCGCAGCACTATTGCGTATAATGATTTATATGATTTATCTACATTTGTTCAAGTTACTTCGCCATTTACCATAAATGTAAAATTAGATGGTTGGAACTATACTACCAATTCTTTTTCTGTAACTAGTGTAGGTCCGGAAATGGGTGGCAAGCCTTTTTGGGCCATTGTTCCTACTGACACGGTTTCCATGGGTGGTGTGGTGCGTTTTATAAATGAATATGTACCTATACATCAGCCGGACATTTCTGGTATGGTTATTCATCATGCAGACTATTTAACCTATACTAGGTCGCCGGTGCCAGTTAATGATTTAAGATGGATACAGCCTTTAAAAATGGATGAAAGTTTTGAAGGTAATACTTGGAATGAAATAGTATTTGATAAAACTTTTTCTAATTTAAGAGATTTTCTTAAAACCAATATATATGATGTAATGGTAGATAATACTAAAATTCTTAGTAATTTATTGTTAGAAAGTTTTTCTCAATATAAACCAGCAAGATATCATTATATTGCTAGAAATGCTTTAACCTATTCTGAAAAATTGTATTTAAGAAACAAATGTAGCAACAGTTACACCTCTCTTGTTTCTGGATTGGTTATGGAACCATTAAATCCTCATCAAAATTTAACCAATCGATATTACCCAACTATAGCTAATGTTTCTTTTCCTTCTTTAGCAGTTACAGAAAAACAAACAGGTGGATATTTATTGCCGGAATTTTTAGGAGTTTCTAGTTATAGGGGTAGGGGATTTGAATATGAAATAGATACAAATGTTTTAAGTAAAATAGATGCTTTGAGTGCTGAGCGATTATTTTTAGATACTCAAAAATATGGTTCTAGAAACAGAGGTTTAACAGAAGAAGATCAACTATCTCCAATTACTCTCAAACATACAGATAACAGTTGGATAATGGAACCATACAGCTCTGGTGGTAAGGCTGGTGTATTAATTAATACAAAAGAAAATCAAAAATTTACACCTTATCAAACCTCTTATGAAACCCTAGGATATAATAAACACGGACTGTCCCGTCAGGATGATGATTTTGAATTTTGGAATTATGACCAACCAGAACCTAGATGGGATCAGCAAAATGTAGACACTAGTTATCGTAATGAAATTAATGACGGAGTTTATCAGAAGCGAGTGGGCGCTCTATTAACCAATAGAGGGGCCTTGGTACAATGGCGTACGGATATTTTTGGATATGATTACGGTCTTTATAAACACACCGAATCTCTTAATTATGAAGATATGGTGTATGTTCACAAAGACCCACCTGGAATCACTAGTTTTACTTCAAATATAAGCTCTAGTTTACTTGATCTGTTAACCGATACTTTACTAACATTTAGTGTAACTGTTAGTGGATATGCTCCATATTCTTATCAGTGGTATAAAGATGATGTGGTTATTCCAAAAGGAACATTGCCTACCTTTACCATATATAAAACCTCTATCCCAGATACTGGGTATTATTATTGTAAGATATCCAATATAGCTGGATATACCGTAACTCCTACTAAAACTATTATTGTAAGAAGCAAGAGAGGATTTTAATTATTTGCCAAAAGAAACCATATCTAACAAGTAATTAGATTTATTGATTCTAGACAAAATGTCTTCTTTGGTGTTATTTAAACCAGAAGAGACATTGATGATATATGTAGAAAATTCTTGAGAATTGAGAATAGAAACTAGAGTAGTAACTGTCTGGTAATAATTTTTCATTAAAGAATCCGTATTCTTGTAATTATCAATTTCTAAATTAATTTTTTCAGGGTCAAAACTTGGAAAAAGTTGCGTATCATTTTTACTAGTGCCTATAATTTCTTCTTGGAGTTTATCAAAAAGACCATCCAAGTCTTCGTATAAATCCCCCAAGATCTCATGTACGTTAAAGTTGGTGGAATACCAATGAACCATATGAATAGAAGTGAGTACTCTGGATAGTAGTAAACCAAAAAATCTAGAAGAATCTAGATTGTCTGTTTCTTGCATTTTAATAATTGTGATGTTTGCGTTCATGAATTTCTAAGTTTAAAGACTTGATTTCTGATGATGATGTTATCTATTTTATCATCATTAGAGGTTAGTAAAAAATAATTTTCTGGTACATCAATTGGGCTGGCGGCTGTAGTTCGAGCCATTGTATCTAATTGAGAGGTTGAATCTATATATCCATATATCAATTGATTGCCTTGTTTAACATTGGTTATATAACCACAAGCTTCTAATTCTGTTACCAAACTAGCAATCATAGACTCTTCATTTTTAAAATAAAATTTCCATACTTTAAATGGAAATAGTATATTCAAAGCTTCTGCTCGTTTACTGCAAGTTGTACACGGAGCGTCTTTGCCTGTAATAAGTTTAGTTAACCAACCTAAGAAATTAGAATGTAAAATAGAAGCAATAACATCACCGAGACCATTACTATATTTTAACTGTAACCGAGGATCTTTAGTTGGATTCATGTTGTTTTTTAAAAGAAGAATAATATTTAAGTCGCTGGGTTCTGTTATCAATAGCATCTATTATTTGTTCTGCCATATCTAAAAATTCAGAATCTGCTTCTGGATTGTCTTTAGTTGTCTTATAAAGTTGTCTCACTATGAGATGTAGTTGTTTGGATAACGGATATCTTTGATTAAGCTTTTCAAAAATTAAAATTTCATTAGCCTCGTTGGGATTATCTGATAAGTTAGGAACCATTTTGCCATTATTGAAATCTCCTTCCCAATACCATTCCGTCAACTTTAAGTGATCTGGTATTTCTATTTTTAATATATTAGCTTGGGGTGGGGCATCTGGACTATATCCTATAAAGGTACCTTCTCTGTTAAACAATACATACATATGAAGTATTATGACTCATTTCCTAACAAATGTCCACGAACTGCAAAGTAAACATTGGAGAGACCTATTAAGAAAAAACCAGCACTGCCACCAACTGCAGATTTACTATTTTGACCTGGCTTACCAATTTCACCACCAGCTCCTCCAATAGCATCATTAAAATTATCTGAGTCTAATCCTACTCCACCCAGACCACCTTTATTTTCTGAGGCAATAGATCCGTCCCTGACTACTATTCCCTTACTTTTCAAAAGAGCATTAGTGCCTCTATAACCACCAGCTCCAGGAGCAAATCCGGCACCTCCACCACCTCCACCACCAGTAGAGGTACTGCCGTTTAAACCACCGTTGCCGCCACCGCCGCCGCCTCCTCCTCCGAGTATGCTACCATGATTTTCTATAATGGTTGGTACGAAAGCAGCTATGGCAGTTCCCCCACGCCCTCCTGGCTTGCCGATTTTACCTTTACCAGAATCTCCATCAAAACTATCCCCACCTGCTCCTCCTTCTCCACCATGACCTCCTATGAGACCATAATTAAAAAGTACTACTGAATCTCCTTCTTCTAAATTAGACAAAGTCATCGCCGCAATTCTTGAATTTGAAGAAGTAATACGGACTCCAGGTGAAACTGTTACTATAATGTCGGTGTGTCCTGATATATAACCAGGCAGTTTATCTGTATAATCTACTATATTAAAATCAATAACATCTTTAGTGATGTTTAGAGTTGCAGATGTTCTACCGGTGGTCGTATTAAGAGTAGGACCTATTAAATTAACAAAATCCCATTTACCAGCTCCGGCCATAAATGTTACAATCTTGCCAAATTTAAAATACACATCGGCTCTAGAAATAGATGCAGTCACATACCGGTTCATATAGGATATGTCCGCTGAGGATAATTTCGTAGTTATTAAATCATTTGGTCTGCTTTGATTGGTTGCTGTACTGTATAAAAACATACAGACATTAATTTTTGTAAGTTCTGGATAATTAATTGCTGGAAAATTTGCATCTACATAGGTTTGTGCTAAAGATGTTATTTGTTCTATAGTAGACTTATAATTTGGATTGGAGATGGTTTTGCCATCTGTAGAATCTATATTTACTTCATAAACTACGGAAAATTCTTTGGTTTGCCAAATAGAACTTAATAAAGAAACTGCGGTATAGGCATTGTTATATCTTTGCAGATCACCAAGAGAAGATAGTAAATGTAAACGAGAAGTGAAAGAATCTAAAAATTTTGTAGCACTATCACTAGAGAAAAATTTTGTATCCAGATTACATATTTCTGCTTCTAATTTTAAAGCATTGTAATTATGCTTACCTGCGTCGTTACCAACACAATCGTCTGGAAACATTTCAAATGTAAAATTTCGATTCATAAATTTATTTAAATGGCTGGTCCTCGAACATCCCCTATATTTGACCAAGACACATACGAATTGCCTACAATATAATAACCAGCATTGCCAGGAGATTTTTTATCAAAATTTACAAGACTAGACGCAGAAGAACCATTCAATCCAAGATTGCCGCCAGCTCCTCCTAATGTATATAATGAACCAGAATCAGAAGATGAACCCCCAGATAAAAGTGTTCCGTTTTTGCCAGGTACTACATAAACTTTAGTTGTGCCAGAACTTCCTCCTGCTCCTGGGAGACTTCCAGCACCACCACTACCGGCAGCAGATGGATGAATCGCCTGAAAGCCGACAACCATAAAATCACCAATAGTACCACCACCACCACCACCACCGCTAATAACTCCAACATTTTTAATTGAAACATTAGAATTGATTTGTAAAGCATCTCCTCCGTTTTCAGCCTCATTAGAAACTCCGGCTCCAACACCACCAGCTCCGACTATATAACCATAATTATTAATTGTAATTTTACTGGAAAATGGTAAACTTTCCACAGTAAATGCTGGCTTGTTTGTAGAAGAAGAACCTACAATCACTCCTTCTTTGATATTAATAGTTACAATTGGTGTTAATTTTTGATCCCAACCCTTATCTATTAATGCCTGTTTTGTGCTAAAATTATAAGTGTTAGATGTTATGTCTATAACAAAATTTGCAGTGGTGGGTGGTGGCGGAGTGTCCACTATTGGAGGTGTGTGTATTACTGGAGAGACTGTTTGTGGTGTAGTAATTTGATTGCCAACCACACTATCAAAAACCCAAGCACAATTAGACACCTTAAATCTTAGAGAATTTAAAGCCGTATTTTCTCTACGATTGGTGTAGTCAATATACAGTTTCATTTGTATCCTACCCTCTCCCTGTAAAGCGCTCGCAGTTATGACAGAAGCTGGAGTTTGTTTGGCAATCATTTCTCCGGTCCAAGGTGGTCCTTCTTTTTCTTCATAATAAACGGCTCCATCTACAGAAAGTGTTTCGGGGTCACTTATGTTTTCATAAGGAAAATCAAATTGACAATATACCGTTTTGGTTTGAGGACATTTTAATATGAGACCATTGCAATTCAAATCTCCATTAGAACAATAACCGATGCCAGAACCATATGTAGCACACTGAGCATAAGCTATAGCCGTACCAGTCCTGCAAGTAGTGGGATCTGTTTTTGAAATCTGTTTGGATATTATTTCTTCTGTAAAAGAAAAGTTGGTAATAATGGCTTCTTGATTTTCTGCATATAGAGGTATGGTGGATGTTGGGTTGGTTACGGGAAAATGGTTATTAAGCCAGTTTCCGATTTCTTCAACTACTGCAGCTGGCTTGCTCGTTTTAGAATTGTAAATACCGGGATAAAAAATGGTTAAAGGTTTTAACCATTTAGCACTATTAGTTTCTACGGTAGAAGCAAAGGAAATCCATGTAGCAGAATTTTGTTTTGCTAAAGTCAAAGCATTATCCCAACCATCTTGATTGTATAAAAATAAATCAAACAAAGGTTGCCACAAACTTTCTGCACTGAGTTTTATGTTATAAACCCATTTATCCAAATTAGCATAGTTCTGATTCATTAGTTGTAATGAATCTCCTATGAAATCTGTTTTTGATACTGGTAAAGTAGTTGGCATATTAAGTTATAAGGTTCCAAGAATTATTTATATTTTTATATCTTTGTCTTACAATACGAGCTGTGGTGGAATCTGCTCCAGTCAAGGAATAAGAAATAGATAATGTTTTGGCACCAGAAGAAGGGCAAGGAGCTGACACGGCTAACGCTGGTGTAGTATAGGTACAATGGTCATATGCATTATCACAAGGACCCCAACCAGCATTACCGCCGTGATGATTACAACCCCGAGAATGGGGGTTACTGCAACTCGAACAATTAATGGTAGCACCTCCACCAGTTGGAGTACAGGGTTCTTCTAATTTTCTCGCAAAGGTATAAGAAAAATTATAATCTTTAAAAAGATTTACATACACAGAAACTGTTTGACCTTCTGTATAATTAGAAGAAATAAAGTTAGCATTTAACCAATTAGGAATACTTAGGTTAATATAATTAGAATTAGTATACCAATCATCAAAACTAATAACAGTTGGAAATACTAGACTAAATTCCATACTCCAATTAGAACTTAATTGTTTAACTGTATTATGAGCGGTATTCCATCGTTCACCGAAATTTTTTAAATTAGACGTAACACTTAACCAAGCCGCACTATTAGATGAAAATAAAGAATACAAGGCATTCCAGTTTGTCGCTTTTTCTTCTAAAGAAGATAAACTATAAGAAAGGGCTTCTACATTGTAATTAATGACGTCTACAGATTTATCTAAACACAAATCTTCATCTATCAAATGAATGATAGAACAATCATAATTTAATTTTTCTGGTAAAGAAGCTAAAATCATATTATATCCAATTTATTTTATATAAAGACATATGGGCCGGTGATATTTTATAAACACTTTGTTTTATTGCACTTTCTAGATATTTTTTTGTTTTTTCATCTCCATTAAAGTTGTGTATGTTTATATTATAATATTTACTTTTACTCCCTGGAAGTTGCATTTTAAACCAATGTTCTATTTCTTCCACATAATGTCTATTACCACTAGGCATGTTCCATACCAAATCATGATGAGAGTCAGAAAATTTAAAACAAAGATAAAGTTGTTCTATGTCTCCATATTCTAGGGATTTGTTATAAATTCTTAAATCCGCCACTTTACCTATAAATTTATAAGCATCTTGTACCAATACCACATCATTTAAAGTACTATTTTTAACAGAGTCGGCTCCTAATAATAAAGAAGATCTATAGGTAAAATATAAATGTTTATTATCTGGTATAATTTTAGAATCTATTAAAACAGCATCTAAATAAAAATTTGCTTTATGATTTTCAGTATCAAAATTTAAAACAAAATGATGCCATCCTGGTTTTAATATTGTAGTGTCACAGGTAAGTGTCAAGTCTTCTAAAGACGTTCCAGACGGGTAACCTATTTTAAGTTTCCAAGACAATGATTTGTTAAATTTGTAAAATTTACGCAAAAATTGAAATCCGGAAAAGTCTCCACTGGCACAAAATACTGGAGAAAAATTATTTAAATTGTCTAATGTGGATAAATCTGTTCTGGCTATCAAATCCCCACTCATATCCATCATATACAATTCTTTGTCTCGGGCGTCTATGATTACAGCTAGGTCTTGGAATGAAAATTTTGTACAGCCTTTAATAGGGGTTTTGACAAAATTAATATATCTAAAAGTCTCTGTGGTTCTGATACAAATATCTTCTTCTACATTAGCCCTTTTGCCTATGCGAGTGGTTCTAATTATACCAAAATCATCAATTCTAGATATACTATCTTGATCATGAAGTACCCATACATTATTAGAAGAATCACAAGTTATTTGTTGAACTGGTCCAAATGTAGCAAACATGGTTGGGGTGCCATGAGTATCAGTTAAAGGGTTGTATGCAGTTTTATAAACATTGTTACCCAAAGACTGCCAAATATTACCTTTATTATCTATTGTAGAACAATTTCCGTAAATTTCTAAAACCTGCAATAGTTTTGTTCGGGTATTTGCTGTTTTATATTTAAAAATTTCTATGCGTCTTGTATTTTTGTTTTTCAAATAAACATTGTCTATAAAAACTCCATCTGAAGAAATTTTAGTAATTTGTTGTTTTGAATTTTGATACAAATATAATACTCCAGTGTCATCCACTTCTATTTGGGTTATTCCATAAGTTCCTGTATAGGTTTTAATTAAAATGTTGTCTACATCATATTTGTAACCAATAGCGTTGTTTGTATCAAAAATCCAATAGCTAAAATCAAATAACCTAATTGTTATAAAATTAGTAGAAGAAATCGGAGCAGTTCGTGTAGTTGGTAAATTGGATATATTGGTAATTTTGTTTTGATAATTTAAACTAAAGATCTGGCCACCGGCTCGATCTACCATAGTAAACAATGGAGCTGTCATAGCACTGTTGTTTATTAATCCATATCCACTATTATAATAATTTCCAAAAATTTGACTTCCTTGAATGTCATTCCAATCTTCCACATTTACCCACAAAGAAGTAGTAAAGTGTCTGGTTTCTAAAAGATTAGTTCTGGCTGGAAAGACTGCATGAGTGGTTCCATCCAATTCCCAATAATCTGAATTTTGAAGATCTAATCTATTGGTATGCACTATGCCATTATGATTATAAACTGAAGAATCCATTAAAGGAGATTGGCTCCAATCTGTTATTTCTAAAACCTTAGATCCTAAAGAAGAATTTTTAGCACCGTCTAGATATGGTATATAGGATAAATTAGTTTCTGGACCGACATGAAAATATTTATAAAATGCTCCGGGTTCCATATACAAGGTTGATGGAACATCATATACATAATTTTGATTAGGGTCTAGACGATCATTATATAACATGACCTGAGCAGACAAAGCTTGATCAAATGTATAATAAGCTGAATTATAAAATCTATCTAACCAAACCTTATCTCCAGCATTAGAGCCAGATAACCAAGCTCCTAACCAAGTATTAGAATTAATTGAAATACTGGGAGGTTGTGGTAGACCTACGATGGTATCTTTATAATCTATTTGTCTGGCATATATTCTATCAGAAACAAAGGGATGGTGTCCAGCAACTGCTCCATCTTCTATTAATCCAACATTTTGAATAGGAGTTCTTTCAGCAGTTGGTGTATAACTAAATGGAGTTTCTTTATCTTTTATAAAAACTCTTTCTACTCCAAAAGCCTGATATCCGAGATGAACCTTATCCAATCCACCGTCTTGATTAGTACCCGTAAAGATAGATTCATACACTCTTTGAATACCGGAGAAACCTCCTACATAGTCAGAATGCATGCTATAATTGTATTCTGGAGTTTGATAGTTTTTTAACCCGTGGATATTTAACTCATAAACTGCGCGTCCGTCTTTTAACTTTGGATATTCGAAGGCATACTGGCCTAGATAATTTTGCAAGAAAGGACTAACATTTGTTATTGGATCCGGAGTTATTTCTCCTCTGTAATCTAATTTGCTAGTAGTATATTTAGTGATATGAGAATTTGAAACTTCTCGATCTTCTATTGGTCTGTGTTTATAAGAAATAAATTTTAAAAATCCAGAAGTCGGAAGAGGTCTACCTGGATAACCAGCGTCCACAAACCAAGGAAATATTTTAAATATTTTAGAAGTAGTTGTTGAATCTAAACCAACAAAATATCGAAAACTAGTATTTGGTACAAATAAACAAATACCATCTTCACTTAAAATGTAAGCGAATTTTTGAGTAATACTTTCTGGAAATTTTCTAGGAGCAAATCGTAATACCGAAGAACCTGTACTAGAAATGGTAGAGGTGTCCCAGGTTAATAAAAACCTATGAGGAGATTTGCTATTGGCTTTATTAAAAGAAGGAGTTTCTACCATTACCAAATCTTTATCTGCGATTGGATCTATTGTTTCCTCATCTCTTACAAATATAAATTTTAACGTATCATTAGCAGAAATATTGACCGGGTAACCAACTGTGTTGGGTGCTGCTCTTGTGGTTTGCTGTAAATAACTAGCAGCAACTCCAGAAGAGGTATTAGTGGTTTGAATACCAACTACATTATCATACGGATAAGAGGTTGTGGCTACTGGAGTCTCTATAACTCTAAGAGGTTCCTCTATTGCCGGATGTTGATGTACTTCAAAGGCAGAAGTGGAATTAATTAAATTGCTTAAAATTAATCCAGTTTTTCTATTAAAAGAGGTGTCTTTAAAATTCTTAAAAAGAGGAGACAATCCCAACTTCATTCCGCCTCTAAAACTTAAATCTGTTTGTTTTACAGTAAACTGTCCACCGGCTACATCAAAATGTATAGGTTGCCAGGTTATTTGATTTAAATCTGGAAAATTAATAGAAGCAGCCATTAATATATTTATAACAATTATTAAAAAACCAATTCTAATTTTTATAGTTCTCTGATTTTAAATCAGAAACACTATAATTTTCAAATTCTAATCTAAAAAATAAGTCATTTAATATTTTTTCATCAGAACAAATTGCTAGAATTTCTTTATACTTGTTTAAACTTTTATAAGCCAAATCTACAATAAATTCATTTGTAGAGAAAACTGCTACAATGTCTTTTATATTAAATGTTAATTTTTTTTGAGTAATAAAATCTAATAGAGTTAAAGTTCCATCCGGGCCCTCTAATGGATCTGTATCATCTAAAAGCATAGTTACATATTTTAAATGATAGATTTCTTCAGAAATTTTTAAAGTTATTCTAACAATTTTAAGAGGATTTGATAAATTTTCTAATAATAATTCCAACATAAATTTATTTATTCTTATTGTAAAAATTAATAGATCGAATTAAATTAATCGCAACATATATTTGCACTTGCACTATATTCTACGACCGAACAATCGGTAAATACATTGTCATAATAACATCCTCCAGAGCCGTTTGTTAATATTGAATCTGGGTGGTAGTCACAAACAACTCGGTCACAAACCGAACAATATTCATAAGCTCCAATGCTGGGTGCTAGATATAATACAGTACCAGCTCCATAAAAATAACTTACACCATAAGTACCACCAAATCCATTTGTTGTTGTATCCGTAGATCCGGTAGCATATCCATAACAATTTCCGTATCCAACAGAAGATACTACCACACCATTAGTTTGAGGAATGCTGTTTAAATCTGCTGTTGAATTCATGGTGTAAGAGCTTCCTACAGTGGTTCCATTACGAGTAATTGTATTGGAAACATTTAAACCAACAGTTACAGAAAATTTAAAACATTTGTTATATGTTTTATCTATCACTAAAATTTCATAAGAAGTGCCAGAATCTAAACCAGCCAATGTTATATTAGTATTTGCAGCCACATCTTGTTGCAAATAACCTGTATTACTAGTTGTATGTTTTCTAACCTGATAATTGTTACTAGTTCCAGAAAGTTTAAAAATAATGCTACCGTTATTACTTCCCCCAGAACCAGTTTCTGGTGTTGACTGGACTATGGTTAAAGTAATATTGTAATTTGAAGAACCGTAAAAATTACTCAACGTTATAGTACCAGAAGTAGGTATAGCACTATTATCTGAAGAATTGGGAACACGTTCTTTAACTATTAAATCATTGTTTTGCCCAACTAGTCCTCTATAATATTGAGATAAACCAACAAACTCAACACCGTTATAGTATGGGTAGCCGGAGTCGGCATCTACTCCGGCTAAAACATTAATAATGGGAATACCATATTCATTCCTAATATCACTCATTTTAATAGTTCCAGAACTAGGTAAAGCCATAAAAATTATTTAGATTTTAATATTTCTATTTCTGTCTTTAATTCTTTTATAGCTTGAATTAATAATGGGACTATTTTTTCATATTTAACAGCTTTGTAACCAGTCTCTCTGTTCATTACAACACTAGGAAGTACCTTTTCAATTTCCTGAGCAACGACTCCTACATCATGGCCACTATACACCTCTTGAAGCTCTGTATCCCAATCATATTCTATTCCTCTGATGGTTGAAATTTTTTCCAAAGCATCTGAAATTTCTATAATATTTTTCTTCAATCGTATATCAGAACTATAATATGCTACAACATCTCCAGTAGCATATAAAGTTCCTTGGACCGTAGTGTCTCCTCCTATATTTCCGTAGAACGTGCCGCTTAAAGCAGATGCATAAACTAGAGCGTTGTTGATGACTGTTGATCCGATTAACTTATAAAGATATATTGTACCAGCATAAACTACAGCAGTCTGTTTAGTTCCATCTGAAGACATTGCTACGCCTCTCCAATCTCTGACTGGATCGTTAGTGGGTGTCCAATTATTTCCGGAATCACTAGAAGTGTATATTTGCCCACTCGATACATCGTACATAGATACAGCAGTTTGTTTAATACCATCAGAAGACATTGCAACTGCTATCCATTTTTTGTTAGAAACTTTAGGTGTCCAAGTATTTCCAGAATCAGTAGAAACGTATATTTGTCCTCCATTTTCTACTGCGGTTTGTTTAGTACCATCTGAAGACATTGCAACTGCATTCCAATTTCTGTTAGAATCTTTAGCAACCCAATTATTTCCAAAATCAGTAGAAACGTATATTCGACCTCCTGCACTTTCTACTGCGGTTTGTTTAGCACCATCTGAAGACATTGCAACTGCTATCCAATTTCTGTTAGAATCTTTAGCAACCCAATTATTTCCAGAATCTGTAGAAACGTATATTCGACCTCCCATTACTACAGCGGTTTGTTTTGTACCGTCTGAAGACATTGCTACACCTCTCCACCATCTAACAGAATCTTTAGGAATCCAAGTATTTCCAGAATCTGTAGAAACGTATATTCGGCTTGTACTAGTTACTGCGGTTTGTTTTATACCGTCTGAAGACATTGCTACACTAGACCAAGCTCTCTGAGAATCTTTAGTAGTCCAAGTATTACCAGAATCTGTAGAAATGCATAGTAGACCATCACTAGGGACAGCTGTTTGTTTTGTACCGTCTGAAGACATTGCAACACTAAACCAAAGTGCGTTAAAAGGTTGGGTAGGAGCTTTGGTGCTAAAATCTGAATCCAATATATTTATAGAAGATGCATACAAAGTCGGAGCAGAAACACTAGAAGTAAAAGTAGCAATAGCCGGAAGACTGGCGCTGGAACGAACTCCGTTTGTTTCCACTAAAACTCCATTAAAATATTTGTTCATAATTTTTAAAATCTAATTTGTTTATGTTCTGTACCAACTCGACAATTAATAATTCCTCTTCCAGAAGGAAGTTCTACATCTGCTGCAATTAATTCTGCTCCTTCTATTTTATGTTTATCATAAATTTCTTGAGCAGTTGCTACATCTTCAGAAGTTGCTTGAATTATTAATTGTTGAAAAAATTCTTCAATTTTTAATTTATCTTCTTCAGTTTGGGTGTCTGGTGATTTTTCTATAATTTTTAGCAAATTTACAGATGGTGATAGAGATCTACGTTCCGACCAAGTTGTTCCGGTTAAATTTAATTGTTTCATATTATCAATATTTATTAAAATATAAAGTATTAACCAGCTCCTTCTATAATGTTATAGAAACCATCGACACAATTGATTTGTATTCCACCAGATCCAAGAGTTGGAAAATTTCCGGGGTTTGTTCTGCAATTTATAAATTTACCCGCAATGCTGGAACCAAACCAACCGAAGGCAAAACTACCATTAGCTGTACAATTTGAAAATATACCAGTAATAGTAGTAGAACCGGCGGAAGCATTACCACCAAATGCATAATTGCCGGTGGCGGTGCAGTTGGTAAATGTACCGGATACATTACTAGCACCACCGCCAAATGAATAACCTCCTGTAGCGATACAGTTAGAGAATATACCACTAGCAATACCAGCAGTTCCACCACCAAATGCATTTGTTCCGGTGGCCGTACAATTAGTAAATATACCACTGGCAGAACCTCCTCCACCACCGAATGCATTATTACCGGTTACAATACAATTAGTAAAAGTACCACTAGCAACTCCATTACCACCAAATGAATATGATCCATTTGCTGTACAATTAGTATATGTTCCTGGATAGGTTCCAAACCATTGCATATCTTGAGCAAATATTATGCTATCCATTTTGGAGGAGAGTGTATTGGACGGGCCTGGTACATAAGAAGTAATACCACTTAAAGTAACCGCTTTTGTTAAACAATTATTAAGAGTGTTAGAACAGCTTAATGTAACCGAGGCAGATGAATTAATTATAACATGAGAAGGATCTCCGGTTACTCCAATTACATCCACAAATTCAGTAGTTAAATTAAGGACATTTGCTCCTAAATTATAGGTTCCTGGATAAATTAAAAGAACTGCTCTGTTGGAGGTAGATTTATCTAAACCATTAGGAGTCAAGGCTGTTGCCGCTGCATATTTAGTTAGTAAATTATCTCCTGGAATCGCTGCTATGTAAGAAGATGCGGATAACGGTAATTTGGTACTTAAATCTATCCCAGTTAATTTGCTTCCGTCTCCGTAATGAGTACCACTTAACATAGGAGCACTTACGGAAGTAGTGATTGTAAGATTTCCTTGCAAAACAGAATCTGTATAAGATGCATATAAGTATCCCACATTGACGTATGTATCTCCACTACCTGGTTCGTCTATGTTTGTAGCTAGTGTTATAACTTTGCTATCAGAAGATATAGCAGCTGCTACGTAATTTGAAGCAGAATCTGCTAGAACCCATGTAGTGCCCCAATCTGTTGATTTATATAACTGTCCTAAACCAGATAAAACTATTTGAATACGTCCATCAGACGACATTTTTGCTTTTATAAATGCAGTTGTAGAAAAATAATTATTTAATGTCCAGTTAGATCCATAGTTATTTGATGTGTATATCCCAGCAGCTGTAACAGCCGTTTGATATTTACCGTCAGCAGACATTGCTATGTCATAATAATTTTGAGAAATCCCGTAAGGATTCCAATTTGTTCCATAATCTGTAGAAATATATATTTGACTTCCGTATGCCACAGCCGTTTGATATTTGCCGTTTGAAGACATTGCTATACCCCGATAGTCTAATGTAGGTCCAGTTGTAGTAAATGTAGTTGCTCCAAAGTTTAATGATGTATATATACGTCCACCAGAATTTTCTACTACAGTCTGATATTTTCCATCAGAAGACATTGCAACTGCTTTATGTGTGCGAACTGGTCCTCTGTTCGCACTCCAGGTTATTCCATAATCATAAGATACAGATATTTTACCATCAGCAGAACATGCAATTTGATATTTACCGTCTGTAGACATTGCCACATCTCTCCATACACTATATGCTCCATAATTCACGCTCCATGTCACACCATAATCTGTGGATCTGTATATATAATATGCCAAAATCCCGTTTCCACCAGCTACAGCTGTTTGATATTTTCCGTCAGAAGACATTGCGACTCCTTTATAGGGAGGTTTCCACGCAACTCCTCTTTGAACAAAATTAGTTCCAATAGAACCATCCATCAAATATAATTGCTGCTCTTTAATACCTGTTCTGCCAAAATAAGCACCTCCTTCATTTTGCCCCAGGAGCATATTACTAGTTGAAAAAGTACCAGCTTGAGCACTTAAAGAGGTAGCAGAAACAAAAGTGTTGATAGTTAAACCCGTATTAAAAGTCAAGTTGCTTCCATCTCCATAATGTGTACCACTTAAAGCCGGTGCAGAAACAGATGTATTAAATGTACCAATATTACCACTTAAAGCCGGAGCAGAAACTGCTGTAACAAAGGAAGCTATCAAAGTACTAGGTTTATAAAGACCGGTTAAATTACTTCCATCCCCATAGAGGGAAGAAGCTGTAATATTACCATTACTACTGATATCTCCGTTTACCGTTAACTTGGTCCCCGGAGTAACTGTCCCAATTCCTACATTTCCAGTAGAGTCTGCTATAAACATTCTAGAAGCATTAAAAGTAAAAAATTCTAAACCATTATCTACAACATTTTTGGCTATTCTAGTATTTCCGTTTATAAAAGAAACACTAGAATTTGATGTTAGGTTGTTGAAGAAAGAACCACCATTGACTTCTAATTTATAACTCGGAGCAGATGTACCAATTCCAACATTGCCACTGCTCAAAACTGTCATTAATTCAGATGAAGTTACACCATTAAAAATACGCAATCTACTGTTATCAGCATTAGCAACATCACTATAAACATCTAAAATAAAAGAAGTTGCATTATCTGAAGGTCTTGCAAAATTAAGTTGTCCACCTTCTTGAGCAGCGGTGCTCTTAAGAGTTAGGTCTATAGAAGTTATTGTACCAGAGGCACTAAGATTTCCTTTTATGGTTGAACTTCCCGAAGTTACATTTCCAAGAGCCGTTAAACTATTAAAGGTTGCAGAACCAGAAGCACTTATATTTCCAGTTACAGTGGTAGAACCTGTTATAGAAACAGAATTAGTTATAGAAGCGCTGGTAGATGTTAAAGTATTAAATATGGCTGAATTGTTAGTACTAAGATTACCAAATAAGGTCAATCCAGAGTTTGCTGTCAAGGGTTTAGCTAAAGAAATACCATTAGCATTGAATCTAGCAGATTCTACTCCAGCAGAAGAATTTATAATAACAACATTTGGTGTGGAAGGATGAGAACCACCATAAAGAGCAATATTACCACCATTAACATCTGTATCACTAACACCAAGCCCGCCCCAAAGAGACCAGGCACCTGTGTCTGCATTACCTCTTATATTTCCTACACCAGCTATAACTTTGTTATTGAGATCTAATTTGCTTCTAACTAGAGAACCGCCAATAGCCACAGAACCAGGAGTAGTTATATTTCCACTGCCCAAAGTTAGGTCTCCAGCAGAAATTACTAAACTTCCAGTACCGAGATGAAGATAATTAGAAACTACTCCACCAGTTAAGTTTAATTTAGTAGAATCTTTTATGTTACTCAAGAAAGTACCGTCTCCATAGTGAGTACCACTTAAAGCTGGAGAAGATACATAAGAACTAAAGGTAGCTGCAGATGATAAAAGAGAGTTGTTGACAGTACCGGTGGTTAATTGAGAAGCATTTAAAGAATTTAAATTACTACCATTTCCGGCTATAGAAGGAGCAGATACAGAAGAATAAAAAGTGCCAGTAGTACCAAAGAAGCCATTAGTAGCACTAACTTCTCCAACAACTGTCAGAGTTTTGTTTGGAGAAGAAGTGTTAATGCCTATGTAAGGAACTTGAGTACTGGAATTATAACCTCCAATATGCAAAACTTCCTTACCTTGATCTATGTCATAAAAAGAAGCAATATCTGCATTATTATTACCTCCTATCCACAAAGCCACTCCGCCTCCAGTATTGACTACACTCAGAGCACTGGTTGTGGTAAATGTTGTATTAACAAAAGTAGAATTTCCAGTTGCAGATATATTACCAAAAACAGTTAGATTACCATTATTGATGGTTACATTTCCGTTAAGATTTCCTCCACCAGAAGATCTTAATACCCCAGTAAGATTACTACCGTCACCATAAAAAGTTCCAGACATTGCCGGAGCAGAAACCGAGGCAGAGAATGTTGCAGCACTGGGTGCGGTGTAAATATTAGAAAGTCTACTACCATCACCGTATAAATACCTGCCACTTAAAACTGGAGCAGATACAAATCCCAAAGAACTTAAATTGTTGACATAACTAGTGTTGTCCAATGTGGTAGAGATACCCGTGCCTATAACATAGGAATTGACATTAGATACAACATTATTCAAACCCACGATAGAACCTCCACCGGAAGTAGGTTCAAACATGGTAATAGGCACTCTAGTAAGACTCATATGTAATATTTATCTTTAAAATTGAGTAATTAAATTTTTAAAGATATTTAACACTTATTTTTTATAGCCATACAATTCAAATATAGGTTTTTCTGTATTATATATGAGTTCTTTGGCTTCTTCTGATATTCCTCGTTTATAATCTTGTTTATTACTCCATTGAGTTAAAGATTCATTAGTGTCAGATTGTTGTACTAATTCCCAATATCTGGAAGTTTCAAATACTTCACCAGCATTTGACAACGCTGTGTAAAGGTCTTCAAATAGGTTTTCTGTTTTACCCACAAAGTGCATTTTAACGTCACTAGCGTAGCTCTGATCTGTACCTGTATACCTTGATACAAGCTTTGAGTACAGCCCCAGCCAAAATGGGCCGTAATCTTTTAACCATGATTCAAAGTCAGGAGACTCTCGCTCCATAGAGCTAAATCTTGTGTTTTTGCTCCACTCATAGAATGAAGGCCACCAAGTATAAGGATGCCTAACAAAACAAAAATTATATGTATCTTTGCTGTCGATCATCTGATGTAAAAACAGATGTCCGTCTTGTGGACTATTATACCGATGCTTTGGTAACGTTAGATGAAACAGAAATGCCTGCAGAAAAGTACCAGCACATTTAGGAATATGTATAAAGCTAGACTTAGGAAGTAGTAAGTTGCTCATTATTTTAACAAACCTTTAATTTTAGAAGCAAACATTTCTCTGTCATAGTTTTCAAATTTTTTCATATTATACCTAGTTATATAATCTCATACTGATTATTGTTTTGATAATCTTGTAGGAAAAGTTCAATATGTTTAAGTTTAGTTTTGGCGTCTAATGGAGGTGCTATAAAGTGTATAAGACAAGTGTTTTCTGTAATATTATAGACCGTAACATTTGTAGTATTTATAATACTCATATGATTTTGTAATATAGTGTCATCTGTTATATATGATTTGCAGAAATAATAACACATAAAAGATTGCTCAAAAAAGTATTCACCGGTCCATCTTTCCATAAACCAGCAAACATTATTAAAATGGGCTCTCATGCGATCTGAGTTTCTAAATAGGAATTGACCAGCATTAAAGGGCATTTGTTTTGCCATTTGCATTTCATTTACATGAGATTGGTCTAGAAATTCAAAACCATGATGAAAGGTTTTGTGATGCCAAAAAGCTAAATTTGAGTTTCTTGCAGTGTATAAAGTGTCGTGGTTGATATTTTGATTTAGAATTGTGTTTATATCTCCAAGACATATTACGTCACAGTCTAGAAACAACACCTTATCATATTCTTCAATATTCTCATACTCAAACACCCTAACTTTGTTTTGAGAGGCCACTACACCATCAAAAGGAGTTTCTGTTATGTAAAACTTAGGAGTTATCTTTTTTACAAACGACTGCTTGAGAATCAATTCTTTGGTGTTTTTATCAGTTATTAGCAACAAATCAAAGTTAGCTTTACTATAATTGAGTATTGATTCTATAGATTTGTTCAATAACTCAACATAACCTGTATTGAAATAAATAGTGTAATATACTAGATTTTTTGTACCCTTGCTGTCTATGGGCTGCATAGTGGCTTCTATAATTTTTAAATCAATTTCTGACAAACACTTTAATCTTCCTTCGTTTGTGTCTTCATAAAAATCAGATACTTTATATCTGACACAAGACTGAACCGCTGCAGCCGTTTTTGACCTGTATATAGCGCCAGTTTTGTTGGTGAACTTGAAAATTTCTGTGGTTTTATTTTTATAAATTATTCGGTATTGAATCTTTGCACAATTTTCAAAAACATTATTATGCAGGTCTACAAAATCAACTGCAGCTATATGTTGTAGAGTTATATCAGAGCCAACAAATGCCGAAGTGTTGCCTTCTGCATCTACTGTTGCAGTTTCTAGAAACACGGTTTCTAATATATCAACATTTAATTTTAATTTTTCAGGTATTGATATTTTCATTAATTTTATTTATTAATCTGTGTAGCCGTCACAAACAGCTGACCCATTAATTACGCCACTACCGTTTACTAACCATTTTGTGTTACTATTAGTCGGTAAAAATGACCCTTCAGTATAAGCATTATTCAGGTTGGTATTGGTATACAATTCTACTCCAATTGCTAACATAGAGGAAGGGGTATATACGGCTTTGGTTGTAGAATCATTACAACGTAAACTTCCATCCCACTGATACACTATAGTAACAACACCGGAGCCATTAGTGGTGATATGACGTATTTGGGGAGCATTTCCTTGTGTAAAATATGTATTGTTAACTGTTTCGTTAGCATTTTGATATGCGTAGAGAATGCTACCATCTACTAGTGTTGCATCATCAGACCAATATGCATCATGTTGATATGGGTGGTTGATGGCTGTTATAGTAACAGAGCCGGATCCGTTTGTACTTGTTGCAAATCCACTAATTTCTTCAAAACCCACATTATTAGCGGT